TGCGCGGTGATGTAGAAGTGTTCATATAGCTACAACTATCTTAAGCTACATGTGCCTATTTGTCAACATGTAATTATTACGTTTTTCGCCTGAGTGCCTTACGTGCTCTTTCGATCATGGTCTTAGGTGCTGGCCTATGCGCGTCTATAAAGGTACACGCTATATTCCACCCGCTGAGCACGGCTGTGTCAAAGTCTGCCACGATCTTAGATGCGCGTGTACCGTCCGCGTCTATTACCTCCACGTGGTATTTATTGTCGTAGCCGAGAATGATTTGCATAGATTTGATGTGCTGTTTCATAAAGTCTCCAATTAGGCTACTTTGGCAATAGGCCCCATGAGGTGGCCTTTGCTACACTTGCTTTGATTTCTACCGCGAAGCAGGGGAAGAGTGTTTCAAACCGATACTTGACCATGCTCCCCAACTCATCGGCCATGTCGTCTCTCACCTCAAATAGTAGCTCATCGTGTACTTGCAGCAGGGGGTGTACCACCTCGTATATGCTCTCTCCGCAAGCGTCCAGGTCGTCGTCTACTGCTGCCATTGTTATCTTAATGGTGCCCTGTGCTCCACTCTGCATTGGGTGGTTACTGCCTTCACGCAAGGTATTAGCGACTACCCAATCGTGAACGCTCCTCACTCCCTGTGTGTGCAGGATGCGGCCCCACATATCCACCATGTAGGCATTGCGCCGCATATAGGCGTGGTCGGCACGCCGCATTGGTATTAGGTAAGAGTACCGTTGGTAGAACTGATTGATTTGATTCTGGCAGGCTGTCTCAATCCAGAGTGGCACAAACCGATGACATGCTTGTGACTCACCATTTTCTGCGGCCTTAGCTCGGGCCTTCTCTGTGTGTACCTTGCCATCGTGGAAGCAGTTAGCACAGACTACCGGCATCTGATCCTGTAGTCCCATCGCGGTCACGTCATAGATGCAGGCGAGTACAGAGATTTTAGCCGGTCGCCTGTGCTTCATTTTGTCAACAGTTGGATAGTGCCAGCCCTCCGCATCCTTATATCTCTGATCTGGCAGCTTGTTGGCGAATGTGGCGAAGTCGCTATAGATGTCCTCTTGATTCTGGTACACACGGATGAGGTTAGGGTCCTTGCTTCTGTGTGCAGCTATGCGGACTTCGATTTGTGACTCGTCAATGCTGACGATTGACCACCCACTCTTAGTTATGAATCCTTTGCGTATCTCTCTGCCTCTGTCTGTGCGAGTGGGCATAGCTAAGAGGTTAGGGTCTTTGCAGGATAGTCTGCCAGAAGTGACGCGGGTGTGATTCAGGTTGGGGAACATCCGCCACTCATCATGAGCAACGTGTACAGCAAGTGAGAACATAGGGTCAACGTACGTACCCTTCAGCTTCTCAAACTCTTTGTAGTCCTGTAGATGGGGTACTACTGGGTGCTCATGCTGTATAGCTGTGAGCACTTCATCAGCCACGCTCTCACGGTCACCGCTGGGAGTCATCTTGCGGCGGGCTTGCTTGAGTCCCAGCTTCTTAAAGAGAAGGTCTGCTACTTGGTCACCAGATCCAGGGTTGACATAGTAGCCAGTGATAGACCGGATGTCTTCGACGCAGCGCTCCATGTCGTCAGAGAGCGACTTTTGCATCTTGGCGAAGTGGTCAAGGTCCACTTGCAGCCCAGTGGCCGCCATCCTATTTATCATGGGCAAAGCGCCCATGTCGATAAGCTCTACGTTACGTCTGCACGGTCCTAAGCCGTCGATAAGTCTGATGTTGTTGTAGAGCTTCCAGAGGCGTGGATAGACTACTGGCAGGCGAGTCTGGAGCATGTGTAATGATTACAGTCCTGTGGCCCAGCCCCAGAAGGTTTCCACCACTAGAGTCAGGCCGTAGAGTAAGCAGGCGATACCGAGGACGCAGAGGATGCCAACTATCCACACGATAGCTTTGCTGGACCACAGCCAAATGATACGATCAGCCCATTTCATGTTTCATACCCGTCCCAAGGTTCCTGCTTGCCGTAAATTAGGTTCTCTTGTATGTGCGTCCCACCTGAGAACTCTTCCCTCTCCATCAGTTTTTCAAACAGTGGGTTAGGGCGAACTAGCCACTTGCCAAAGTCTCTAGCAAATCTTGGTAGTGGTCGCATCTTCTTGCGCTTGTGGTAGAGATTCTTGCGCATTATGGTGTCACCTTGTATGATCCTCTGGTTTGTGCTCTGAACCAGTGAGCAAAAGTAGAGCGCTCCTCGTCGGTGAGATCCTTCTGGTTCATGACCATCACGCGGCTGGGTGCCAGTAGTCCACCAAAGTGTAGGATCTCTACCAGGACATCGCCGCCCTCTGCTATGATGCGCCGCTGACTCTCCGTCAATTCCAGACGGTAGATTGCGCTTGCTCCATTCTCCCCTGGCAGCGTGCGGAGTGGATTGTACTTATCCATCTGCTCCAGAGCGTAGATTTTCTCATGATCCTCTAGGCCATCCACAACAGGGCCAATCGAGGGTGATAGATAGTCGAATCGGCTCATTTTCTACCTCTCTTAATTATCCGTACTGCATCCCAGTAGCAGATTGGGCAGTCTTGTCCTGCTACGGTCCCATAACCAGGACACTGGCCAAGCATATGCGGCACGAACCACTTAAGCCAGACAAGAATCATCCGAGTAGTGACCTACCCAATCCAGTGCTCTGCTCTCTCTTATGCCAAGCAGCGGCCTCTTTCTTAGCCTCTGCTATCTGCTCTAGAGTGAGTCTGCGCAACGGTCCTGTTGTCTCTCGTTCTGGAGGCTTACGCATAGCTCGTAGCTGTCTGTTGCGCACCTCCTGTAGCTTCTTTCGTACTGCTGCCTTCATGCTGGGTACCTCAATTCCTGTTAGTGCTGCTGCCTCACACCACCTTACATAGATGCGGTTGCCATACGGCGTGTACCTCACACTCAGCCTGTCGTCATCACACCAGATGACGCCGTAAGGCTTCACCTCTAGTATGAGAGCGTCCAGTATTCGCTGCCTATATGGTTCTTCTGGCACTGTCATGACTGTAATGATTACACCTACGGAGTCTTCTCCGCATAGATCCTTTCAAGGATCTCTTCTTGCTTAGGTGAGAGACGGCCATTAGCGTCGAGAGACTCAGTTACACTCTCAACAAATTCGTCTTCCCACGATGTTAGATCTTTTCCGTATCTTTCGATTTGGTTGATCCAGCCTCTAAGGGTTGCTTCGTCGTATCTTGCAGCCATTTCTCTCTCCACTCCTTCATTGCCGTAGCGCAGTCCCAAGCCTCTGACTGCTTGGCGTCACACTTCTCGTCTATCTTTAAGAAAGTGCGTACCATCATCCAATACCGCACTGTCATTTCAGCCGCTTTATCTCTGGCTAGTAGGACGAATACAGGCTCGTCGTCTTTAGCTTTATTGAGACAGCTATTAGGGTCGCGTATTTCGTCTATTTTCTTCATGCTGCTACCTCTCTCCAAGTCTCTTGTAGACCTTTCCTGATCCTGCTCTCCATATGCATAAGCACGTCACGTAGTCTGCGCAATGCGTCAGCGTCACGACAGGCGTAATGTTTCACCTTCTCCCAGTCGTCCTCTGCTGCGTGCGTGATGCACTTCCCCGGCCACTCACCCATTCTCTTCTCAATCATCTGGTGGGAGTCCACCCAGTTCTTAGTCCACTGCTCAAAGATGTTGATAGACGGGTCCTTTTCGTACTTAGTAAAGAACGTTTTGAGCTTGGTCTTCATGCTGTGTGGCTGCTTGTCCTTCCACGAGCCGTCCTTCTGCCGTTCACGTACTGGCTCTGGCTTAGGCCAGTCCTCTCTTGCTGCATCCCCATAGTAGGCCAGCACACGACGAGTGCTGTGCGGTGCGACGACATCATCAAAGTCCATCATCTCCATGCCTAACTCGCGGAAGGCTAACGCTTTAAGGCCCTGTGGTATATTGCCCAAGTTGAAGGCCCTCACCATTGTGTCGATGATCTTATGCTTGGGGAATCGTAGGCCCATCTGCTTGGTGATCGGGTAGTCTGCCATCCAGTTGTGCCATAGGATGTCGCCCTCCCATATGTCTAAGTGCTCTTGAAACGCGGCTAGAGCTAACTTGTTCTCTGCTCTGATGAGCCGTCCACGTCCAGCCCTTGTTGTGTAACTGAGACAGAATGCGAGTCTTTTGCGTGTGAACTCTGTATCACAGGCAAGCGGTTGGTCAGCCTCTCCGTCGAGATCACGGTGTACGTCTGATGAGGTAATAGACTCTGCGTAGTCTTCCAGACCGGCGTACTCATCAAACCCAAGCTGAAGCCGCCCGTTGATGTACTGTCGCAGTCGATACCAGTCTGTCCTGATCTGGAGCATCTTCTTCGGCTCATGAATCCCTCCTGCTGGGTGGTACATCGGGAATGTCCAGCCCCATTTAGTCTGTAGTGGCATCCCGTGGTGTAGTTCAAGGTTGATGTCTGGGTCAATCGCATGGCAGGCGAAGGCTCCCATTGGGATGATTAGAGATGCCGGGTATTGTTGAAGCTCTGGGTACAGCCGGTGACCGGCACACGTGTACAGCAACTCGCGGTGCGCTGGTTTCTTAAGGTCCAGCTTGTGCTCCGACGTGTCCGGTAGACAGCCAATAGCATTACCGATTCTAATGTTTCCTCTACGTAGTCCAGCCAAAGGCAGGTATCCATTGTCCACTTCCTTTCCTGTCTTGCCTACGAAACACTCACCCTTGCGCTCCTCTTCCCAGCCGGGTGCCTCACCTATGAACTTGTAGGAGCTAGTGCAAGGCCCCATGAATGGGACACATTTATACTTGCCTGGGCAGGCTGGGCAGCGGTCGCTCATAATCTCTTAAGTATCTCGTTTGCAAGAGACTTAGCCTGTTCTACAGTCAGACCAATAGTTCTCTCCCCCTTCCATATGTGAACCATTTGGATTTCACCGTTAGGGGCTAAGTCAGTTTTGAATACTACTGTTATTGGACTCTGCTCTGTGTCCTTATTATTGGTTACTTCCCTGTCCATATCTCCCTCGCAATTCTCTTAGCCGTACGTGGGCTGATCCCGTGTATCTTCACCCAATCAGTCTCATCTGAGTTGCCCATCTCATGCAGACTGCTGAATATGTCATCCGCTCTACTACTGAGCTTCACACCTAGCCCGTCAATCTGCGCCGCACATCGTCTCACAAGTGTCGGCCTGCCGCCTATCTCAGCAAGTGGGAGTAGCTGTATCTCAAGCAGGCTCGTGTGGTCATCCCATGCCTTACGGAAGTATTCGTACAACATGCAGACGTTGTAGGCTGTGCCGTACTGATCTCTGCTGGGTGTAATGATTACACCTGAGAGTGCAACTGAGACTAAATAGTTGAATAGTTTAGAGTAGAGTGGCGGCCTTTGCCTGTAGCGGCACACTCCCCATGATGCTCCACCCTTGAAGCCCTCCATCAGCGTGCCCTCGTTATCGTGTGGCTTGTACAGCCCTTCGATTGCGAGGAAGCTCAACTGATAGAGGGTACGCATTCCACCCCTCTGCACACCGGCATACCGCGCGTCATCTATACAGTGGAGCATGTCATGCAGTGACTTGCGCTCTACACCTATATTGATGACACCCTCTGGACCATTGCCCTCAAAGGCAAAGTCAGCGTACTTGAGGTTAGCTAACACAGCTTGGTAGCCTATGCGTTGTATGGTGGGCAGCAGTTCCCTACTGCCTGTTTCGTGGGCGACTAGGATCATACTTGTATACAGACTCTTGGCTCGTCCTCTGTACCGCCTACTTCAAGAAACAGGCAAGATTCTCTACCGCGCAATCGTGCGGGCCGTCCAGCAGTTTTCTCTGCCTCTACTACATCTTTCACCTTCTCTAGCTGCTCGGATGATCGCCACTGCAATGCGCGGACCATAGCCGCCGGTAGGTCGCGTTTGGCGTCATCCTCCACCATGTCTACGATCTCTTTTGCGAGTGCAGTCTTCAACTCCTTAACTTCTTCATCGGGGGCTAGTAGCACTATCTTGTCAATCCAAATCTCTAGCGCGTGCCACACCAGATATGGGACGGCGGGATCTGACTTCAAAGAATCCCGTATCTTTCCAGCCATCTCTCTCAGTTGCTTGACAGGGGCTTTGAGCACAGGCTCCAAACACTCATTGACTGCCGCTTCATATCGGTCGGCCTCATCCTTATCATGTGCAGTAGCCAGCCCAACTAGTAGCCCATGCCACCTTTTAACCATTGCGTCCACGTCGATTGGCATCTTTTTCTTCCTTCCCGTATGAGTCTCAGTACATCCTAGCCATAGATAACAACCAAGTTCTCTCGCCCACCGCACTGCCGATAGGGACATACGCTGGTGGGGTTGTGTGACGCCCTCACTATAGTGATGTGCTCCTATTGGGTAGGTACTCAATAGCCATGTTCGTATGCCTGTGGAAGTGAATACCGCCAGAGCTTTTTCTTCAGCGGCTTGGGCTGCTTCTTCCGTAAGTGGAGTATGCTCCAAGGTATAGTCGATCATAGCTCCCACACGTCTATGTTATCCGGCAGTGTCTTAACGAACGGCCATACTAACTCACGGCTCAGCCCGCCATTGCCGATGCCGGGGAAGTTGAGTGCAATGCGGTACTTCTGCCAGTCGGCATTAGCTAGGATCTCCAGCTTACGTGTGGAGAACTCAATGAGGCTAAGCTCTGCCTGATTCATATAGTGCCACTTGACTTGGAATAGTCCAAGGATAGGCTTGCGGCTTGGCAGATACAGCAGACCATACGGCTCGTCAATCATACAGGTGTCGCGGTGGTGCTTGATGAGTCGGCCAAAGTCCAGGTCGCATCCAGAGAAGATGTCACGGGCACTCTTGGCGGCTCCCCTGCCCATCACGAGAGCACCGTTTTGTTTGAGTGTCGCGTTGCCCGTCACGACTATCACGTCGTAGGCGGGAGCGTGCAGTGAGATCATGTTGCCGCGTTTGAGATTCATTAGTACCCCCAATCGGACAGCGGTATGTGCGGATAGACGTGCCTAAGTATGGACGGCAGATTGCAGTCCTCTCCAGCAAACTCTGTACCGTCTAGGTTGCGATTAGGCTTGCACAGTTCAAGCCGTGCGGCGAACTCACCAGCCTCCACTAAGTTCCCGTCCTTGTCATACTTGGCATCCATCCTGTAGCAGTTGATCGACAGTTGTAGGCTGTAGTCAATACCATCAAATCCTGCCCGCTCCCAGTTACCGGACCACGCTCTCTTAGGCTTGCCCTTGTCGTCCATCTCTGGCTCACCATTGGGCTTGTACACCTGCACATACTCCTTGGTCATCTTACTGGTGAATATAAGGAACTTGCGGAAGTCGGTTAGTTTGCTGTAGTAGACGCGACGGGCAGCGTTGACACCTACATATAGGTGCGACGGCACTTGGCTGAGCCGCCCAAACTCAGCCATCCTCTGTATCTCCCAGGTGTCAGAGTCACCGTCTAGGATGACGCTGCGTACCTCTGGCAGTTTGCACACGTCGTAGCTTGTGTCTCTGATGAGTGCCCAGTACTGGCCGAACTCAGACTGTTGCTGTCCGTGTACTTGAGCACCAGGGAATAGAGGAGGGTCAATTACTTTCCAGAAGGCGTTAGGGTTGCGCGTCTTAGGTGGGCTAGGGTTGAGCAGCACGTTGAGGTAGCCGCGATCTACGGTGACTCCGGCAATGAGTCCAGGCGCAGACAGGGCAAGCTCAGTCTTACCCTCTCCAGGCTTACCGCTGAGATTGATAGCGTGAGGTAGTCCTTTGCTGCCGGTGGGACGCAGCATAGTGCCGCTTGAGGCAAAGCCCAGGCGTTGTAGTGAGGGGGACATTAGTTATTCTTACCTTCCTTCCAGCAGAACCATACTATTATGAGCATCAGCGGGCCTATAACGCAGGCTCCAGCCACCGCTAACGGGGATGTCTTTTTATCATTGGCTCGGATGGTCAATATCTCGTAACAGACAAAGCCAATGAATATCCAGAACATCCAGCCCCACTCTTCAAACCAGCCGTCCATTTCACTCTCCTATCGCGTAGATTCCGTCGTTGTCTTGTGATGCAAGCCAGTGATCCCTATAGTCGCGTAGAGTTGCCCAGTTGTTCTCAAGCTCAATGTCCTCAAACTCTAGCTGCCACGCCATGTTTTTGGGCCTGATTGGATACGTGTAGTCTCCGCACACAAACAGCACGTGCAGCACAGCGAACCGTGTCTTACGCGCCAGACAGTATCCCTTGATCTGAGCCATCCACATCCACTGGCGTTGAATAGCTTGGGCTAACTCCTCCGCTGTGGCGATTACGTAGTCTCTGCCTGCCACAGTGCGGACACTCTTATATGTGCATTTGACTTCGTGGACTACACACGCCATCCGTGGGCCGGTAGATGTAATGATTACACTCACCGACTCACCATCACGGCTCATGTAGACGCCTTCGTGACATATCTCTGGTGGGTGGTCCAGTACGTTGTGGTGACGTGTGAGCACTTCTGGGATATAGTAGCGCTCCCACCCGATGCCTAAGCCTATGCGGCCTAGAGCTACTGGGTCTGTGATATCCCGTGAGTCAACTAGTGACAACTCCTCCACGGCATCAGGCGTCAGTATGCCGTGCTCAATAGCTATGTTGCGTATGATGGAGGACTGATGAATACCGGGTGACCGCCCATCAGGTGGTGGGAGTTGCAGGTCAAAAGTAACGGGCGTAACGATCACACTGCAAGCTCCACACCGGACAGCGAATCTAGCCACCGAGAGCACTTCTTACGCCACTCTCGTACGAGCTTGGCTGATTCCTTTGTCTCAAACATAGCAACGGCTGCCGAATCATCTGCGCCTAACATGATGCGGCGCACCGATAAAGCCTCTTTAACCGGATCGCTGCCCAGGCACGCTTGTAGAGCAATACGGGTTAGTGGCAGTAGAGGCATGTCTACACACACATAAACATGGTAGTTGTTGCCGCCACTCTTACTAGGTACAGTTAGTATTTCCTCAAAATGTCGTAAAGAGTTGGTAGACAAGACGTTGAGTACGGGGTTGCTTAGATGCTTTGCCACCTGTATTTCATACTCTTCATCGTAGTCCAGTACAAGCTCGTTGGGCAGGGGGAAGAAACACTCAAGACCAAGGTCAATGGCAGTTAGTTCTGCGTCAGACTGCGTACGTTGGATAACTTCACTCATAAATGTTTGTGGGGCTAGCCGTAGCCAGCCCCTCCCTATTTGTTGTTGGTTAGCTCGGCATCACGAATGCACCGGCAACCTTGTAACCCAGGTCACCAAGTACAGTTTCGAGAACACCCGGAGCGTCGAAGATTTGAGCGATGACAGCCGATGCCACTGCTTCACCCGACTTGGAGGTGAGGTGGTTGAAGGTGTCATTGCGGAGTTGCAAGCGGGCGAGAGTGTTGACACCCTTCGCCGCTGAGATACCGAGTATGTCAGCGATGCCGTTAGAGGCGGCTGCACGGATGTCTGCACCGTCCAGTCCGACAGGGGCCGCTGGAGGTGCAGGAGCGCCATTCACTCTTGGAGCGGGAGCGGCCACGTGGTGAACTGGAGGAGCCGGAGGTGCGCCGTCGATGATGACGGGCTGTGCAGGCCAGCCCCCACCACCTTCCCACGGTTTGCCGCCATCTAGGATCTGTCCGACGACAGCAATCTTCCGGTCCACTCGTGCAGCGCCGCCCTGGACTTCGGCGGTCTTGGACTGGAAGCCCTTGCGCTCCTCTGGTTCGTCAATGTGCTGGATGTAGACCCAGGTGCCCTCGATGGGGTCCACGCGGTTGGTGACGTACCCAATGGGTAAGCCACACTCATACAGCGACTTGAGGAAGATGTTCCAGTTCGTCAAGCCTGCAAGAGTAGCCGCTGGTGCGCCAGGGATGGGGACGATACCCTTGCCGTGTGCCGGATTGGGCATGAAACTCTTGTGAGCGTCTGTGCCCATAGCGTAGAACTGCTGTTTCGCATTTTCCTGTCGCGGATCGTTGAGCGGTACGAGAGTTACGACGACGCCCAGCTTGCGCTCGTCTTCTCGCTGCTTCTCGCCCTTGAACATCTGCACAGTTGCGTCTGTGATGACGTAGTTACCCTGCGGCGTGATGAAGCCTGAGCTATAGAAGCTCAACTCCATGAAGTTGGGGCCTTCAAGCCCTGGTGCTCCCCCCATCGGAGCCGGTGCTGCTGCGGCAGCCGCGTACTGTTGAACTGGCGGTGGAGGTGGAGGTGCCATAGGGGTTGGTGCTGAAGCCGTCTTTCTAGTGATTGCCATCTTGTGTCTTTCTCCAAAGTGTAATGATTACATTTCCTGTTTTGTCCTAGCGACACTCGCTAGTCCGTTTCGTATCCAAGCTCTCGCGGCTTGGGTCGCTTCAAATCCTGTATCCTCCTCTCCACCATTGCCAAGCGCCCACCAGTAATAGACATCACGTCGAGTCTCACCTCTGCCTACTGACCCCTTCCACATATAATACTCACCCTTCTTACCGTTGTCTGCTGTGTATGCTACACAGACTGCTTCAATTGGCACTCCCTGTGGTCTGGGCTTGTGTGGGATTTCATCCTGGCTCATGGTAGCCTCGGTGGTGGCGGCGGTACTACTAGCGCCGGTGTTACCTTGAAGTGTTTGGGTACTAGATGACCTACTCTGTTGAGGAACCAATCTCCATGTCCATCGGCTAGTACCGTCTCGCATTGGTCCTTCTCATCTCGCATTGGCCTGCCCACCATCTGTACGAGTCGTCGGGCAGCATTGTACACACGGTACTCTCTGTCCTCCGCTTCTCTCGCCTTGAGGATCTTTGATGGCGGCTCGAATGGAATCTTACAGATGTACTGCCACTCACAGCGCTTGAAGCGGAAGTCATAGCCTGACTCAACGCTTGGGCTAACGAGTATCGCACCAGGATAGGTACCGTAGAAGCGCTCTAGTGTCTCCGCAACCGGCTCACCCTTATCGTTATAGATCATGTTGTTACCAAAGCGGCTGGCGTTCACGATCTCCTTGCGCCGCTCATAGCTGACCGTATGCACGACACAGTTGCGGTCTGTGCGTCTAGCGTGGATCTGATCGAACTTGAGCCAAAGGGGAGCTAAGCTATCTGCTCTGCTATCCACCCGCATTGCAGGTGAGTAGTAGACTGGGCAGCGCTCTGGAGGGAAGGTGGACGGGAACTCTCTAAACTCTGAATCCGCTCTGCCGATACCCATCATATATAAGGTCTTGGGGCGAATCGTGGCAGACACAAATATGATATGAGGTACGTGCAGTAGTAGCGTGCTCTCCGCATACCGGCCAATGCGTATCGGGTCGAACTGATACCCAACGTTATTGATCTGTTCGACTATCCAGTCCTCTGGCCGTGCTGACTTGACTACTGCGAGACGACGCCAGAGATTCCGCATATGTGTGTAGTGTCTGACGTGAGATGGACGCGGTGAGGAGACGCCAGTTATCCGCGCCCGTGCGATGTTCATCTCGTTCTCTGCAACAGAGGCAGCATGTCTGGCCCATGTGCGCCATATCTCAATCTCTTCTGCCTCATGTGCTGCTGGGAAGCTAAGCTGTAGGTCCTTCTCTACCTCCTTGAAGTTGAGGACAACTCGCATCGCTTCTGCGATAGCATCAGGCCCTTCGTCACCTTCGTCGAATACCACCTGCTGAAAGTGGGCCATGCCGGTACCGTACTTGCGGCTGGCCGTCCACTTAGCATAGTTCGTTACCACTAAAGAGGATGCAGCGGCGGCCATCTCAGCTTGGCTGGAGGCGCACATGACAGTCCCGCGATGTGGGCAGTTAGCTGCGGTGCCTTCCTCACAGCTATAGTCTTCTCTCAGAGTGCATGGGTAGTTCTGCTTCCCCATGAGAGACACCATTCCACAGTCGCTAAAGTCCTCCATGTACTGTTTTTGCAAGGCCCTGCTATAAGTAACGATGCAGGTGGGACGGGCACTATACAGAGCACCGCCCACTACGGCGAGAGACTTGCCGAATCCTGTTGGCGCACAAGCCGCCTTGACTCTTTTGTTGGATGTAATGATTACATCAAGGAACTCTTCTTGGGCAGGACGCCAGCGGTCGAACTTAGCAGGAAGACCTAGCTCTTGGGGGGTTGGTATGCGGCGAGGTGGCCGGGTGAGTGCCATGTAGTTGAATACACATGGTATTACCACTATGCCTATTTGTCAAAGAATTTGTATGCCGGTTGACTAACCTGTGGAAAACTAGTTGCAGACTGTGGAAAAAGTAATGCCCCACGTGGCCGGTGTTGCGCGCCGTGGGGCTGTTGGAAGTCTCTTCGGGATAGATAAACAAGGGAAGGTCGTGATGTTAGCAACGGCCTTCAATTAAGAGTAGTATAACTGGCCGCTGCCTATTTGTCAATAGTTATGCAGCACGTTTGCGGGCGGCGATGTCTCTCAGCAATTCGTACACATCCACGCCAATTGACTCCGCGATGTGTATGAACACGTCCACGCTGGGCCGTCTCTTCCCGGCCAGAATACGCGATAGGTACGTGTTGTCGATGCCGATCGAACGCGCCATAGCTGTCATGTTGACAGCTTTGCCGCACACCACAACTGAGTGCTTGTGAGGTTTCTCATGCACAAAGGTCGGTGTCATACCTCTATTGTATAAGGTGCCGTCAGCCTGTCAAACAAAATGTAATCATTACAGACTCTTTAGTTGTAATTCAGACCAATTACAACTAAACTATATGTATGGGTAGTCGTAGGCAGAGAGCGTTGTCTACCGATGAAATCGTCATCAAGGACTGGATTAAGGCCAACCGTGGTGTGTTGACACTGATCGCTCTACAGCATGGAGTATCCCCCCAGTTTGTGCAGTCATACGCTTACGGCAGAGGCACTACCTGTCAGGGTCATCCTGTGGAGAAGAGTTTACATGAGTTTGGCTGGCCGGGGATAAGGAGACGCAATGTTTGAGATGGCGGTGTGCGCGGTGGCTGTAGGTATGACGTGGGCAATTAAATACCACTCGTACCAGGGTGCCCTCAACGTACTTATCGTGTTCTTGTGGATTTGCTGGTACTGCTGGGCATCTAGTAAAGGAGAAGTAAGATGAGGAGGAAACATGCCGAAGTTCCTGGAAGAGAAGCTGAAGAAGGAATACCCCCGCAACCCCAGAGCGGTGTACGGGACGATGAACAAGATCGGAGCGATGCACGGATCGAAGATCACGGCAAAGGGCCGGGAGATGGAGCGCAACCACGAAATGAAGCTGGGCAAGAGGACCAAGTAGCTTGGCGAGGTGTGGTACACGGCATTGAGTACCGTGTAGTACTGCCTGTCTACCACCCTCTTGGATACGCTCACATCAAACTGGAGCGGCGTATATCGCATCCTCACGAAGAGGAGCAGTGGTCAGTAGAGTGGAGGGGCTGATATGTTTTGTGGGTGTTGTGGCCGTGAGATATCATGCTCTGTCCAGAGTGGTGCCGGTGAGTGGTGCTTTGACTGTTGGACTCACCTTGACCACACTCAGAGTGCGCCGTGGGATCAAACGTGGTTTGCACAGCATGGGACGCCCTGTCCATTTGAGCCTCAACCTGATGGTGGATTGGAAAAGGTGGCATAGTGAAGTCTTTCTCTAACCCCTTGTTAATCGTGTCTGATAACCCGGCCCTACCCGGCGGGCTGTCTCGAATGGGCCGCGACTTGGCCTCACTCTGCTGTACGCTGCCTCAGTTTCGAGTGGGCTACCTTGGCCGGGGTACTGGCAACACCTGCCGTTTCCCCTTTGTTTTGTATCAGTATCCAGAATCAGGGCAGTGGGGCGAAGCATATATAAAGGATGCGTGGGATGACTTAGCAGGCTCAGACGAGGGTGTAATCATTACACTAGACGATCCCTCTCGCCGTCACTGGTTTGTCAATCCTACCGGCCTACCCACTGAGCTTGCCTCATTCTTAGGCTCCGGCCGTAACTTCAAGCGTTGGGCATACTTCCCCATCGACAGCGTAGGCCCCGGTGGTACGACATTATCAATGGCTGGGCGTGACTGTGTAGCCCGCTATGACCGTGTACTTGCAGCGTCAGAGTGGGCCTGCGATGTCCTACGCTGTGGAGGCAGAGCAGACGCAGACTGGCTACCCCACGGCATCATCCCCACCGTCTTCTATCCTTATAAGAATGCCCAGTCGCTACTTGATTGGACCGGCAAGGTAGTAGTTGGTGCTGTGATGGCCAACCAATCGCGTAAGGACTTCCCGGCAGCATTCGAGTGCTTCGCTGTGCTCAAGGCGAAGTACGGTAACCGATTCAAGGCGTGGCTCAACACTGACGTACTAATGAGGTACTGGAATGTCTACGCATTGGCTGCTGACTATGGCGTGGGCGACTGTCTTGAAGTTAGTACAGGACTTAACGACGATCAGCTTGCTCTGCGGTACTCTGCTTGTGCTTGCACTGTACTTCCTACTGCCGGAGAGGGGTTCGGCTTCCCAATTGCTGAGAGTCTGGCTTGTGGCACTAGCTGCGTCACTACTGATTATGCTGCTGGTAAGGACCTTGTACCTGATGACTGCCGTATAAGGCCCATGTGCTTCCGAGTAGACACACAGCATAACGTACTTCGTGCCGTCATCAGTGGCTACGCTTTCGCACAGGCCGCTATTGGGCAGATTGAGGAGAAGTTAGCGGATTGGGACTACAGGTCAGAGCAGACGGCGGCATCAGTTACTCATCTACACTGGCCTAATCTTCGCCACTTGTGGGAACGGTGGCTGTTAGCGGGGTTGAAATGACATACGCGATTGCAACTGTGCTGTGTGGTGGTCCAGGTCTTAAGTTGCCTGAGAGGGACTATCCACCAATCTTCCGAGTGAGCAACACTACCAATGTCATCAGTCCATGTCAGGCTTACTGGCGGATTCACCAGAGAGTACTGGCCGATGTCATTATCTACATCCACGATGATGTCACCATCCATGATGCAGACTGGATCGACAGGATTATGGAAGTGTTCGAGGAGCATCCTCCAGCCGTGGCGGTTGGTCTAGGTGGCGCTACCAAGCTGGGCAGCGATGATTTGCTGCGTAAGCCGTACGACATTCGCAATATGGCACGGTCAGGCTACGCTAGTAACCAGACTGACGCTGAGGTACACGGTGAGCAGTTCACTGGTGTGCGCCGCGTAGCTGTGCTTGACGCCTTCTGTATGGCTGTCAACCGCCGCTGGTTAGAGTGCCGTGGTGGATGGCCCACCAGTAAGCTGACCCACCACTGCCTTGACTTGTGGTTGGCGTGTGAGGCAGCAAGAGATAACAAGGACATTTACATGGTGGGAGCAAGCTGTACTCACCACGGGGGCGGCTCTAGCACTAAAGAAGGGTACGCCAAAGCCAGATGGCTACAGGGCGGCACGCTTGAGTCTGACCACCAGCGCCCACACGAGTGGCTGTACCGCGAGTACAAAGACGTGCTCCCTATCGAGGTGTAATCATTACATGACTAACATAGTGATGGCAGTCAAAGATCGCTACTTGCTCACACGGCAGGCGCTTGAGTCGCTATTCGACAACACGTCAGACTTCACTCTGACTATTGTAGACGATGAGAGCAGAGACTTCCGAGTGCGTAACATGCTCGATAAATATGCACTGTGGCCCCACGTGCTCCGTGTGAGGCTCACTGGCAGTGGTGGTGTGATCGCCCGCGTCAAGAACATTGGGGTGTTCTCCTCCGAGGCTGTATTCGTTCGTGGCGAGTGGCTGTACTTGTCTGACTGCGACGTGTGCTTCACAAAGGGATGGCTGGAGACTCTAACAGAGGTGGCGGCTCTCTCTGAGAAGGATGACTTTGCTCTGTGGGGTGGCCAGTTACACCCTTTCCACCACACTACCTTGATGCCACCGGTGTCAGGGCTGAACGAGTGCAACGTACTTGATGGCCCATCATGGCTGATGCGTCACAAGACTTGGCAAGACATTGGTGGTATGGATTCTGGGTGTGCTCCCGGTCCTTGCATGGGAGAGGATGGCGCATTTTGTGAAGGACTCAAGGCGCAAGGTGGCCACATTGGTGTTGTCGTTCCTCATGTCGTCTACCATACCGGCCTGACACAGACTGATGGCAAGCCCGCACCTGGAGCAGATCAAAGACGACAACTCATCCCACCTGGAGTCTACTGTGAATAGTTTATGCGTGTTCACAACTGGCACTGATCTCACTCTACTGAGACAGTCCTGTGACCTTGTAGGAGTTCCACTCCAAACGTACGATGTGCCTTGGTCTGGCTATGTCTCAGTCAAGATCAAGGCAGCACGAGACTTCCTGTCAACTAGGGATGAGCCATACTCAATGTGGGTAGATGGTAATGACTCACTAATCCTTAAACCCATCACTAGGATACTAGACCAATATACATGGTCAGTTAGCTCCGCTAAGATTCTGATCGCAGCTGAGGCTAACTGCTGGCCTGATTCCAGTCTCATGGATCAATACCCATTCGGAGCAGAGCCGCGTTTTATTAACTCTGGAGGTTGGATAGGGCCAACGTCTTTACTAGTGGCTATTCTATGCAGGCTATCTACTCTGGCAACTACAGAGGACGATCAGTTGGAGTGGACCAAGCTATTCCTGTCCGGCGTAAAAGGTATTGCTATAGATCACGGTAGACGAGTGTTTGCTTCTATTAGTGACGGTCAAGCAGCACTGGACTGCGACTCCTGCGTTAAGCACTGGAATGGCAGAGTCCCTGGTAGAGAGGAGTACTATGAGCGGTTTGCTGCTCAACATCGGTAGCGGTCAGCGGCCATTTCCTAAACCCTGGATCAACGTAGACAAGCAGGCTGTGTGGAATCCAGACGTGATATGGGACGCTGGTAATCCAATGGTGAAGTGCCCCTTTGATGATGGGTCAGCCTCTACTATTGTCCTCCATCATGTACTGGAACACTTCGGCTGTGGCGAAGCATCTAACCTACTGAGGCAGTGTCACTCTCTATTGAAGTCTAGCGGACTACTCTGTGTGTATGTTCCAGACTTGAGGGAGCTTGCTGACATGTGGATAGAGGGTCTACTATCAGATCAAGTGTACCTCACTAATTTATACGGCGCGTATATGGGCGATGAAGCGGATAGACATAAGTGGGGATTCACTAAGTCCTCTCTAGTGGCTACACTTCAGGCTTCTGGATTCAGCAAAGTGCGATTCTTGACTAAGGGGCTAAGGGGGCTAAGGATGTCCTTACATGGAGCGGACATAGCTGAGGATAGGTGGATTCTAGGAGCGGTCGCATGTCGATAGCTGTTGTAGTAGCCCGCAACAATCTTCACCTGACCAAGAAGGCTGTTAACTCTCTTCAGTCCTGTGTAGATAACGTGCTGGTAGTCGATAACCACTCTAGCGACGGCACAGCCGAATGGCTTAGAGCCAAGCGTACGCTCGCCATGTACCCACAAGTTGTCAAGTCTCTTGCGTGGTGTTGGAATACAGCCCTCAAGCACATATGGAAGGCGGGCTACACTGAGGCTCTAGTCTGCAACAACGACATAGAGGTGAGACTAGACACTTACTCTATGCTAGTCTCTACTCCCTACGAGTTTGTGTCCTGTGTGTCGGTTGACTCTAAGTCTCAGGTAGGAGTGGCAGGCGACAAGAGCACCGAGTATTTAATAAGGTCAGCCCGGCCTCATCCAGACTTTAGCTGTTTCCTGATTCGCAAGACTGTGACTGACGCCATCGGCTTCTTTAACGAGTCCTACTACCCCGCCTACTGTGAGGACTGTGATTACCATGTCAGGATGCACCGGGCTGGTATCAAGGCTATGTGTGTTGACCTGCCCTTCCTACATCATGGCGCACAGACTGTGAAGCAAGCCAGCATTGGAGAACAGATCAGGATCAGGCGGGGAGCAGAGGAGAACAGAGAGAGGTTCCGCGTGAAGTACGGCTGTCTCCCCGGCACTCCTGAGTATTCAAAGCTGTTTGAAGTGTAATGATTACAGGTGATATATGGAAGACTGGATGAGTATCTACAAGCCCTTGAGACTACAGGGCTGGCGTCTTACCTTACAGGATGGTGATGGCTGGTGGACTGCCACACTCACACAGATGAGCAGAGCTATATCAGTACGGTGTGGCTCAGCTACACCATTTCGGGCTGTGAGAGAAGCCGTGCGGATTGCGCGGGATCGACGGACTAGGGCTTGATCTCGCCATACTTGGGTAGCCGCTTCTGCGAGTCCATAAAGTCGTACACGTCCCGCATCTGCTCTACAGTCAAGTCTGACCACGACTTCTTACCAAACACATCCTTTGCCAGTTGACTGAGGTTAGCGTGCCCATTCTTGCCCGCTGGTGACCCTGGTAGCTCTAGCTCTTGGGCACGGGCATGAGCCATCCTATTCATCTCAAACTTGTTGATGGATGGTAGAGTCTTCATAGTCTCACTTAATGGTACTGTAGGCTCTGCTGCCTGTGGTGTGGGAGCCTGTGCAATAGGCAGCTGTGCTATGGGCTTGCCCGGTATGCGGCCAGACGGCAGAGCTTCCACCTTTGGTATGTTCAACTCGGGGCTGGGTTGTGGTGTCGGCTGTGGCATGTCAGCCCACCAAGGACGAGGACGTAATGTGATAGTAGAGGTTGATTTGGGCGTAGACTCTGGGCGTACGACTTGCCCAGTCTTAGGCCCTGGTGTCCTGCCACTGGGCAGTGGAGTTTGTACCGGCTCCGGTAGTTGCAGTCCAGGACCCTGACCTGGAATGGGCACATTGCCTACGCCTACAGGTGGCCTTGGAGGTACAGTCTCAGGGTTAATAGGTCTTGGCTCCCACGGGGTCTGCACAGGTTGAGGCAACTGTAGTCCAGGCCCAGGTTGCGGTGTAGGTACGCTCTGTGCTGGCAAGTGAGATACTTGCGGCCTTATCCTTAGCTGGGGAAACATCGTTAGTAGTGCTTTCTCACCGGCGGCTACGATAGGCTCTAATCTAGATCCTGTGTAGTACCCACCAGCCATAGCTCCCACATCCTGCAAACCTTGTTTGTACTCAGGCGCTAAGTCACCAGCGTCAGCAGCCGCAGTAGCCGCATAGTGTCCAAGTGCCGCTCCTGGTAGGTAGGTCAAGGCGCGGATAGGATGAGTGAGTGCAAACGGAGCGGCCACTAAAGGCCCTAGAGATCGAACTACATCTGAGCCGCCGCCAACGATATTCTTGGATATGCTCTCAGTAGCTCCCGTCGGCCCACCCTTATCACTCTTGATACCCAGCATCTTCTCTACACCTCTGGATGCTCTATCCACAGTGGAGCTTGCAAACTCATCCAGAGTGCCTAGCGGTCCCGGTAGGCTAGACGTGAATCCAGGATAGCCAAACGTAGCTTTCTTCAAGGGCTGTGACGACACCACAGACAGGCCACTGTTAGTTAACGGCTCGGATTTGGTTACAGTTAGGTCGGCCATTACTGCCTCGTGATATTACCTGTGGCGTCCTTCATCCACTTAGAGCCGTCGCTTAAGGTGTGGATGCCGGGTCCAACACTGGAGAGAGCTTTGGTCACTTCGGGCGGCACTGTACCGGATGGCGGCAGGTTAGGTGTAATGTTTACACCTTGACCACTCAGAGCTTTTGACAGTGGCTCTTGCTGACCCTTCAGGGCGGCTATCGAGTTATCGAGTACCCGCCGTGTGATGTCAGGCTTGGCGAGTAGCTGTCCACGCTGAGCTTGCAAAGCCTGCCACGCTTCAGGCCCTCTAAACCCAGTAGCTCCCATCGGTCCACGCAACAGGTTGATATCTTCCATCATAGTGCGAAAGTCGCCAACGAACTCAGCTTCAGATGGCGTCAGAGGCATAGCTCTGTTGACGATAGCGCGGATGAGATGATTCGAGTCTGTCTCTAGGGCCAACTTGCCAGAATTGAGCATCGAGTCAAGCAGTGTCAGCTTGCCCCTAATGTTCTGCATACGGTTGATGGCCAGATTATACTGTTCTAATTGCTGCTGATGCTTAACCATCTGCTCTGGTGTGAAGGGCTTGACGAATGACTTCTCACCTGAAGTCTTAGGAGGTGTGACAGGTGACACAGACGGCGTACCTGATGCTTTGGGTGACACTGGTGCTGGTGCTCCACCTTGAGGAGCCACTTTGCTGGTGCTTGTCTGCACAGGCTCCAGCCGTGTGACAGGTACACCATTCTCAACTGTTTGCACCATTCTATATGTGTTGGACACTGACGGTAGCATAGCAGGAGCCACTGCTCCCGGCACAGTTACAGGGCTGATGCCCGCTTGCACTCCAGCGGGCGTGAATTGCTCAACCCCTCCACCAGCGGTAGGAGCCGTCCGTACAGCATTCATAGATGGCGGCACAGCACCAGTGACGGGAGCCATAGTGTCTCCAGTCAGACGATTACTCACCTGCAATCCACCAGGAGTCTGTGTAAATGCTGTTTGAGCTTCGATAGGATACCCAGCCAGAGTACCCATGTGCTCCATGATCCGGTACTCCTTCTTGGGATCAAGAGGCTGACCTGTAGCAGCTTCCACTACTCCAGGGTAGTCTTTGCCTACTGCGCGACTGGCTACCAGCCGGGGCAGCATGGCGAATCCAGGCATAGACACTGGAGACATACCAGACGCTTCCGCTTCATATGCTGCCTTCTGGTATGGCATCAAGTTGTCCCACAACTCTTTGTTAGACTTGAGAGACTGTAGACCGGCTCTTTTGTATGCTAGAGCCGTAGCCAACTGCTCAGTGCCCTGTCTCAGTGCTTCGTTGTGTGCAATCTCCTGATCCATCAACGGCTTAAGTCTGGCGAATCCTGCCTGTGTCTGCCACTCGGGTAGAGTGGAATACTTACGGTAGATGTCGGCAACACTCTGCGGCTGAGGAGCACCAACAGGTGGAGTGAACGCCGGCGGCTGCTGAGCTTGAGGTTGTACAGGAGACGTAGCGGGCTGTGCCGCAACTGGAGACGAGCCTCCAATGGGTGTGAAGTTCGGCGTGCCCGGTGTCTGTCCAGGTGGGGCAGGCCCAGGCTGGGGCGTAGGCTGTTGGGGTGGACCACCCAACATCTGACCTAAGGCGTGATCGCTCTCAGTATGCGCCTGTAGAGTCTTGATGGCGGCGGGGACGATCTTACTCATGTCCTTGCCGCCTAGCAAGTCACTCACATGGCCATACAGTTCAGCTTGCCTCTGTGGATCTACCTCATTAGATGCACGCTGGGCCAGCAGATTGGCGAACGAGTTACGCCTCTCTTCAAAGATACCGCGCATCCGCTGACCGTAATCAATCAATGGTCCCGCTGCGCCGCCAATTGCTGCTGCAAAGCCTGCCATAGAAATACCTCAGACTGTAATCATTACACTAGTGGAAGATGTTCCCAAACAGACTACCGCCGCCAGTTGTGGGAGCAAGAGCTAAGCCCATAAGGGTCTGCCCAATCCCACCGAACAACTGATTAGATATCTGCTGTTGCTGCTGGCCAATTTGAGCCAAGTTTGTGTTGACAGCACCAGAGCCAGTGAGTGCGCTGTTGGCTAGGTTGAACAAGTTAGCCCCCTGCCCAGTCTCCTGTAGCCCAATCTGTGGTAACTGTTGCGCCGCCGCCATCCTCGGCTGATTGAATAGGTTGATGAGATCGCCAGTGCTCGACAGGGGTACTCCGTAGTTAGCGCCAAACCTGCCTCCACCTCTGGGCGTCAGCGTGTTAACAGCGGACAGAGTATTGTTGCGGGCCGCATTAGCTCTCTCTATGTCGGGCTGTAGCAGCGCTGTCGTATTCGCATTGTTACCGTTGAGGAGAGTGTTGAAGAAGTTGACACCAGATGAAGTGGTGCCAGCCCCAGTGTTCAGCATATTGCCAGCCGCCGTGTTAAGCTGCGGAAACTGGACATTTTGTAGAGCGTTGGACACACCACCCAAGTTGTTCTCAGCAGTTTTCGTTGTGTTGCTGGGGCCAAAGGACATAGACACCTCTACTGGATACGTTCATCCTCTAACGGCAAGTTCTCTTGCAGTATTGGCTGCAATTCAACAGGTGACTTGGTAGGCATTTCTGGGTACACGAGTTTACTCAACACAACCCACGGCTCGACTTGCATACCAATCTTAGTCGCCAACTGCGCAACTTTGCCAGCCGGAGCGAACAGATATACCCACTGTGGGCCGGTCGTTTTGAGTATGTGACTTTCAGCGGCATTGACGAGAGGCAGAAACAAGTCAGAGTGCCCGTCCTCGATATACATAGGCTCAGCGTGTAGCTTAAGTTGCAGCACAACAAAGCCCAGCACTTTACCGTCTTTGACTACTCCAATGAACACAGACACAGAGGTGTTAGGAAGTGAAGCACCCTGAGCCGTGAAGATATGCTCTACGGACTTGATCTCTTCTGGTGTGAGCACACGGATACCGTCATTGCTGATCTTCTGCTCTGTCGGCTTCGGTAGCATATCAATGGCCATACTTTATTATACTCCTCTAAGTGTAATAATTACAGAGGCGTAAGCAGCCACAGTGACCCCCAACAGTAGAATGCCGGGCCAAAGACTAAGGTGTTTAAGGCTCCTCCAGAGTCCTGAAAAGCGTTGAACTCGCAGAAATCTCCCTTGTCCATCATTCTTATAGCTGATACAGGTATCACATTAAAGACGGCACTTGGGAGATTGATACTGAATGGGAACGGTATGGGTATGGCTCCGTTGACGTATATCGCAGACCTACGGAATGTGCCTGCCGCACTACCCGCAAACCCTACTTGCCCAACTACTAGGTACAGACCCTTGACCGGAGCGGTGAACTTAGACCCAGATACTATGCCGCCCGTGTCTGTATCTACCGCGTCCATAGTGACTGGTGTGGCTGTGTTGTTTGGTATGGACTGAGGAGCACTTGCGTGAGCTAGGGCGTATGCAGTAGTGGCCTGAGCAGTAGTCTGTGACACAGTGCCGGGGGAGGCTTGCAGTCGTGCGAGAGCTTCACTAACCTGCGCCAGCTTGTTATACACGTCTTGTAGAGCCTGATTAGTCTGTGGATCAGGCAGCGTGTATCGAGTAAAGGGTACAGGAGGTGTCACGCTCTAAATACCGCCAAGTTAATGTAAGACTCTTCCGTCCACTGTTTCGTTTCAATCGTAAAGTCTTGCGGGAAGAAGGCAAAGTTCTGCCCTTGTCCGTCAAGCTGTAACGCGAAGGCTAAGTCCTTCACTCCATGAGGTAGCATCTGGGGCAGTATCCGGTACTGCCCACCTGTGCTTGGAATGGTGAATGGGCCGTATGTTCTGTCGTCCTGTGTCTTGATCGTCATCAGTACTGGACTGTTGGATATGATCGCTGGGTACATCCGTCGCATATGCTTCCATCCAGGGAACGAGAACGGTATGAACTGGGTAACAAAGAACTGTGACAGGTAGGGCTGTAGGAATGCGGACATCTCCCACGCATACAGCCTTGGCCCATCAGGGCCACCAGTCCACGCGAACTTAGCTCCAATATTGCGGTGTAGAGTTAGATCAGCAAGAGATGCAATGTTCTGTAAGAACTGTTGAATGGAGCCGGTCACGCTGAAGTTAGTCACAGGCGAGAATGATTGAGCATTGTCAAATGAGGCAGCTACAGCAACAGTGCCGTTGCCGTCAGCCTGCACCATCTCATCTACATAGAGCTTCTGTGCTCTCTCATCGCCACCGTCAGCAGATGGAGTGAGCACAATCGTGTTGATGACCTTACCGTTATCGGTGTTGCCGCCAGACTGCATGATGGAGTCTGAGTCAACAGACAACATCAGAATCTCTTGGTCGTTAGGGGCGGATGAGGAGGGCTCTACGAGATAGTGGCGGATGATGTTGTTGCCGTAGTTGTTGAGTAGCCATCGCTTCTTGTAAATCTCATACACCAGTGTGTTGAAGTTGCCGCCAGTGTCCTTATAGGAGAAGCGAAGTGACTCATCACAATAGGTCAGGTGGAGGAACTGTAACTGCGTCATGTCCACCGGCAGTATGATGTTAGACCCCGAGTTAATAGCTTCAGCGGCCTGTCCATCGTGCGGAAACAGAGGGTAAAGCCGCTCATCAGTAATGCTCACAGCAGTAGTGTCTGAGGCAATATAGATGCCGTCTCTGCCTAGATAAGCCACTCCAATGGGGCACGCACAGCACGCCCAGCGACTCCACATGCCAGACGGCGCAGAGACTTTGGACCACTGGTAAGACGTACTACCAGACGCCCCAATCTGTGTGAGGTAGGAGTAGCGGACAACAAAGATATCCTCTCTACTACCTACGATGGCCATTCCCTTCCACACATCGCCGCTAACTAGGTCCTGTGACGGCGTAGACAACTCCAGCGTGTTGGCATCAGAGGCTCCGTCGGCATCGCTAAAGTTGGTGAAGTACAGCAGGCCACCGTTGAGTGGGTCACCCAATGCGAAGATGACAGGAGCAAATGGCCCCTCTAACGAGCCAAACGCAAACGGTAGCGGCTGACCGGCAAGAGTTGGGGAGGCTAGAGTAAATGAAGCTATGGCTATGTCGCCACCGTCTTGCGTCAACTGCAACTTGGTAGTGCTCTCTGGATTACCAAAGGTCTGGAATACGGTGCCATTGATGATGATGGCAGAGTTAGTGACTAGAGCCGTGTTGAACTTAGAACCACTCAGCCACACCACAGAGGTGCCCACCACCTGACAGGTGCCAGTCCAAGGAGACACAAGTAGCGGCCAGGGCTGGAGAGATGTGATAGGGGCAGCTTGATTAGCCACTAGTACAGAGGTGTCTGGCAGCCCATCAGTGTAACTCGCTGGCGAAGTGGGAGCATTGGTAGCAGTGCCCACATATAGGAGAGAGGTTATGGTACCCCCTATCCTATATATATCCAAGCTGTCCACACCTGCTTGAGTACTGGCCACAGGTGTAATGATTACACCTTCCCTCAATGGAAATAGCTGATACCGCGTGATGGGACTAGGCACAGACTTAGCCCCAGTTGACGAGTCCCTATTAGTTGTTGCGTAACTCAAGCCTACTGGCGAGTTAGGCTGCACAACAGGGCCGTACGTGCCAAACAAGTACAGCCAATCAAAGCCCCAGTTAGACGCAGCGGACGTAACTACTTGAATGGCAACACCCTGGATACTGGCGAGTGTTTTAGTCTGATCTGATCCAAATCGCACACCAGACGAGATAGGGACTACGATCTCTACCCAGCTACTTGCACTAGAGCCTAGCACTTGGAGAGCACTGCCGCTGAGTGTGAAGACGTAGGCGTTACCTGGATCAGTGAAGGAGAACGAGGGCGTAGCATCTAACGCCAGCATTAACTGCACACTGCCGATTACTGCGGCATTCTGAAAGAACATGCTGATATGCAGGTAGTCGTTAGCCGCGTCAACCGGCCTACCGTTGGCAACTGAGGCATTAACTGCAACAGTGTCAGTCACGCCACCAGTACCGGCAGCAGCCTGCGTCATCAGAAGGTAATTGACCGTGACTGTCTCAGCGGCGGCATGAGTCTGAGTTGTATATACTCTCCACGACTGGAGGACTGTGCAGGCATCACCTGGATTGCGAGTGTTGGTTGTGACACAGCGGATACAGTATGTGGTGCCGTCTGGAGACTGGATAACCTCAAGCGCTCTCACAAGCTCTGTCGGACCACTAAAGCTGAGTAGAGAGTTGCGGTCTACTGGAGGCTGAGATGCCAGCTTGATAGTACATAAGCCGTCACTACCAATGTCATACAGGATGTCTAGCAGGGTTGTCGCTGACGATCCTGGATGAGACTCACGAATAGTGACACTCTCCTGGTTGCCTCCACCTGAGTTGAGAATCACCTTAGACCGTGGGGGTGCCCAGCTAACATCAGAGATACTGGCGTGGATACAGCACCAGCCTGTATTACCAGAGTCATAGAGAATGTCTGTAATAGTAACTGCGCTTGGCCTGCGGTCAGTCTGTGCCGGTCCTGTAGCTATGCCGGTATTCGTCCACCCAGTAGTAGCCTGCCCATCCACTATTAGCGCTTCTGCGGGTGCAGCAAGCTCAATAGTGGGTGCAGTGTTAGGGGGAGCAACACCGATAGCCCTCACCACTCCGTCTGGCCTGACCTTGGACATCTTCAACCTATCGTAGACATACATCCACGACTCAGGAGACTGCTCCGGCCTGAATGGTATAAGAGATAGTGGGTCACCTGAGTAGCCTATGTCCACCTTTGCATAAGAGGTGGACGGGCCAGCATATAGGTTAGGCCCACCTCCACCAACGTATATGTAGCCAGTTGGTGCAAAGGACTGCGATGGGTCATTCAGACGGCGTACTGAGTTGGGCGGATCTGACAGGGCCATCAACTGTGTATACCCCGGACGCCCATCAATGCGGCCTTCCTCCAGAATGCGGGCATTAAACAGGTAAGCAAACGACCCCTCTGGCATCCTGTCAATAGGATGCACAAGGTCAATGCCCGTGCAGTTCATCCGTAGCGGCAGTCTAGATATGTCAGGCATTGATACTCATCCTATCTGGCCGCTCTGCGCTCTCCTTGCGAGGCTGGCCAAACAGCGGTGCCAAGTATGTAATACGGGCTTTGTTGACACCCGCCCTCAACGACACAGACTTGAGGAACGAGTCATAGTCTGACATGGTGGACTTGAACTCATTTCCACCACACTTGAATAGGAGGATATGCTGCACATAGTCGCGGATAGCAGACAGGTCTTCTGGCCCCACTTGGATAAAGTTGGATGATACTGGGGAGCCGCCAAGTAATGTAGGCAGAGGAGCCTTCTGTACTACATCCACAGAAAATCCGTATGGGTTGTCAGTTATGACTGGCGTGTTGCTGGAGTGGTCATAGATGATACCAAACTGATCCAACAGCAATCCTGGTGTAATGATTACAGTGTCGTAGAGAGCGCCAAACATCTCCGGCAATCCAGTCCTGTTTCTCCAATTAGGATCGCCAGCGTCAATGGCAGTTATCGAGTCCATCGGTATAGGCTTGCCATTGTACAGGAGGCGAATGACAGAGGTGGCATTCTCAGCCATCTTTAATGACTGCTGGTACCTCTGCTCGGCATAGTCGGCGCGTAGTGGGTCAGTGATCTGACTGTTAGAGGATAGGATGTCCGCTAAAGCCGCGTACTTGATAGCGTGTGCCCACTCGTCAGGCACGTTGAACAACGAGATGGGACTAGTCAAGTCCATCTGCAAGGAGTCAACAGTTAGCACCTCAAGGACACCTGTATTAACAGGTGGAGGTACAAGCTGTAACTTGAGTGGTGACAGTTCTGCCTCAGAGTACCCATATGGAAGTCCTGGGGATGTAGTCCAGTCAGGTGTGCCCTTGTCAAACGCCCAAGCATCCTGACGCCATAGAGTTGTCCACCTGTCGGCTAGTGGGAATATAGCGGAGCCTGCCCCCACAGACTTATCCATCCATGAAGCTCTGTGGACAAACACTGACTGTTGGTCAAGGGTAATCAAGCCGTCAGGTGGGGCTGGAGTGATGTATGGTACGTGGATACTAATGGGAATCTTGAAGTCTTTAACAAATCGGTCGCGGGCTATCTGGATAGCAGCAAGGATGGTGCCCACCGTTACCTGACCACTCATCTGTTGGCCAGACAGACCATTAGGAGCTTCCAGCAGCATATACTGGATCTCTCTAACCATCTGATCTAGCGTGTACGAGTACCCTCGCAGGTCTGGAATGGCTACAGGCAGGGACACAACAGGAGAAGGTACGAAGTCTGCTTGCGCCCCTAACGGCACAGGGGGGTAGAGGGTGAATGCGCCTCTAGTTCTCCAGTAGCTTGTGTACGCGCCCCAGACGTTTAGGGCTTCATACGTAGCGAACTGGATCTCTTGACGAGTCCAATATACCGCCGTCGTGTCATCAAGTATGACGCCGATAGATGTAATGAAATCGTCAAGAGTTGTGGTCTGGTAGGGCACTTACTTGTGATAGCTGCGTGCGTGTTCGCTGCAAGGCCCTTCGATCGTTGTCTTGCCTTCGCCCTTGCCCAAGTTACCGCTAGATGGATAGTGTTTGGTGGGCAGTTTAAGTGCGTCACCCGGCTTGTTGCTGCCGTTGTAGTCGCCTGCCGGAGTCTCGATACCTGTTACGCTCTTGTCCTTTTCCATGTTGTCTCCTTACTGTAATGATTACAGTCTGTTCTCTTTGTTTTTGTTATGTACGGCCAGTTCCCAAGCCGCCACGTTGGATGAGAGGTTATCAACCGCCACGCCAAGCTCATCACTAGACTTGCGCATCTCTTTCACAGCGTCAATCACCGTCGTCATGACTTCGGTGACCTTAGTAGTCATCTCAACAATTCGGGCGTCCTTCTCTCTCATCGCATTCCATAGGACTCTAACAGCTATAGCTAACACGGCTACAACTGTCAAATGCTCCACTGGAGTCACAAAGGGTGACACGTCGGGGACTGTATTCACTGCCGTCTGCATCACTAGGGCCGAAAAGCTGAGGCCAATTAGGGATTTGACTGCCACTACACCGTGGGTCACTGCCACATCTCCCCTCAGCCGAAAGCCCTCACCCAAGGGATTCGGCATACCACAAAATCTCCTTACTTATTATCTCATGTTTACCCTAGAAGGTATGGCGCATGTTGCTGTTGCCATTGACCGTCGAGCCAAGGAGCCGGAGCGTATGGGTATACTTGATAGTCAATCAAGCTAACTCCCACCTCTTCATCGTTTCTCTCCAGGTCAATCAGCATGTCTCTAACCTTACCCGCGTGATACCCGGCCTGCCTCAAGTCGTGGTACACGTTTGGATGGTCAGCATCCGGTCCTGGATACTCGGCGCACTTCTCAAGCGCCATCTCAAGTAGCACCTCTCCACGATTGGCCACGAATGGCGGTAGCATCGGCTGATCGTCAGACAAATCATACTCTTTGGCAATGTATATATAAGGATAGAGGTAACCACTGAAGGTAGGTGCAGGCCACAACTCATATCTCGGCACACCTACAGACTGTTGATTGAGAGACGGGAAGCACTGGATAAGGAACTGTTGGCCAGCTATGTACGTGTTTGTGGGATCAGGCGGCCAGAATATCTGCACACCGTATTCTAGAGTAAGTGGATCTGGAGAGGACGCAATACCGGTGTTATTGACAGCCCCAGGCATACGCTGCCAACTGTACACACAGCTATTGATGCCTCCAGTAGTGATAGTGATGATGTATGACAGAGGTACTGGGAAGGTAAAGCCTGTGTCAGTTGTAGTCAGGCAGAACTTAGTTGGAGGGAGGCCAGAGGTGCCAGCAAACGGCATAGCTTGGCCTACTACACCATTCTGACTCTGTTGCTGGTAGTCTCTGAATGCAACAGCGTACGTCTGTCCGAAGTTAGTACGCTGCGGGTCCAACATCGCAAGGTCGGCCTGAGTAATGTTGGTCCATAGTCTAAAGCCATCCTTAATAGACACCGCCGCATAGAAGCTACCGAAGTCTGACGGCACTGGGTAGTACGCTTGCAGAATCGTGTAGGCTAAGTTGGATACGTCAGGACCGGCCCACGGCTGATCTATATATAAGAGGGTAGGCGAGATGACAGCAATGATCGTGTAGAAGGGGTACAGCAGACCACCCACTCTGATCTGTCGGCCTATCATGTTAACTGTCCAGTTGGTGTTAGTACCGCTGATCGCCGCTGGATTCCCTATGCCCTGAGCTACATTGGTGGAGGCTGTGCCGGTGGTGTAGATGTCAGGAGGAGCAAACGTGTTGGATCTACGTCTAAAGCTCCACTCACGGCGGGCTTGCAGGCTGTGCCAGGAGTCGTTGATGAACTGCTTAGCAAGGACAACTCCCACCTGTGGCGCTCTGTTTAGCAGCCGATTATAAAGGGTGATGAAGTTGTCAGCCATATACAAAATGGGCAGGGCAGCCGCTAGACCACCCTGCCCTGATTCCCCTATCCTGTGCCGTCAGTTACTTGTGAAAGCTCTTCAATGTCTCTGCCAGTCGCGCCCTCTTGCCTACTTTGCCGCCCATATGCTCTGCCTTCTTGAGCTTGGACTCTGGAATGCGCTTATTTGCGGGCACGCCTAAGTCTCTGTGAAGTTCACCTTTTCGCTTAATCGCGCCCTTGATCCACTTGCCGGATGATGACTCACTGCCCTTGCCCTCAAGGTCTTCCATGTTAACCTTCTCTTGAGAGCACCATAACGCGGGCCGCCCACGCACCAGCCGTGACAAAAGTGATGACTGCACCACCAGCGGGCCATGTCGCACCGACTGCAATCGCTGTCGTCGGTGTAATGATTACATCGCGGATGCCGGGGTTAGGCAGCGTCAACGTGTCGCCATTGTTACCCGACAGGTCAAAGAACCGGGCAACAAGGTCGCCCATGACGTGACGCTGGGCGATGTTAGTTGGGAGAATTGCTGCCATGTTAGCTCCTTAGTCGAGGAAGGCGATGTTGACGTTGCACTGTGCCGTGTTGTTGGTGACCGTCGCGGACGTGAAGTAGCCCAACAGTTGAGTCGGCGGCGCAGTGGCAACGGTGTTCGAGATCATGCGGGCTGTGTTGGCCGTGGTGTCTGCCGTAGCCGGTCCACCCTGCGTGATGGTGCCGTTGACCTGGACAGTTCCAAGGCCCTGGATAAGCAAGTCCGTCATGTAAAGCTGGGGCTGACCGTCAGGGCCGTTGACGTTCGGTGACACAGTAGGCACTTGGACGAACACACCGGCCACACGATTGGGCGCACCAGATGGGCCGTAGTCGCACTGCTTGGGGTCGTTGGTGACAAGAGCCAGAGAGAAGCTCTTCCAGTATGCCAACTGACCAGATACGATGGCTCCAACTGAGGTGCTTGACGTAGCGCCAGAGTCCACCTGCACGCGAAGGTATGTCTTGCCGGTGTTCTGATCCGTGAAGGTGCAGCCCAGTTCACCTGGAGCGTAATAGGGCGACGGAGCGTTAGTCTTGTCTGGTGTGCCATTCGGCATGTACGGATTCGAGATTTGCTTGTATACCTGCATGGTGATCTCCTGTAATGATTACACTCTAGCTCTGGAAGTTGTAGCCGTAGGTCACGTAGCCGGGCAGGATGGACCAATTGTGAGCAAGGAGCACCTTACCCACGAGCTTAGTGTTTCCAGCGGAGGGGATGAAGCCGTCGTCATCCAAGCTACCGTCGAAGGGCTTGGACTTACTGGTGCGGTACTTCACCATCGGCTTGCGGATGTTCTCGAACCAGATGGTTTCACCGAAGATGCTGCCACCAACGCCGGCTGCACCTGCACCATTGCCCCACATTGCAGCCGGAGCCGGGTAAGCAGAGGCGTTGTTACCGTTGGCGTAGTTGAACATACGCACCGCAACACGGTCGTTGGTGCCGTTTGAGTTGGGCACGGTCGCCGGGTTGGTAGACGCCACGCTGTTGGCGGGGTTCATCAGGTACGAGCCGGGAGCGTAGCGGCTGGAGAGAATCGTCGCGCCGTTGTACTCCAGACCACGGAAGCCAGCCTTACCAATGGTGGTGTTCTGGAAGCGCTGCTGGGTCTGGTAGTTGTTGCGGATAAAGCCGTAGCCAGTGGGCGTAGTCGTGATGACGTTGCACTCGTACTTGCCGGAGCCAAAGTTGACTGACTGATACATCGTCTCCATCTGAGGCAGAGTGATGACGCCGCCAGCAAAGTTGAAGGGCTTGGGGGCGAACATACGGCCACCGTACAGAGAACGGGTGAGTGTGCCGTAGATGGGGTACGTGTTGCCGTCCCACCCAGGGTTGACGCCATCGCTAGAGGCTTCAAGCAAGCCGTTCGGGAACTTGACGAAGCTCGCCGTCTGGCCTTGCAGGTAGCGTTGTAGTGCCGTCTGCGCACCCAGTTGGATGAACGCAGAGTCAACGCGCTCTGTCACCAGATTGATGACCGCCAGCGGGTCGCCCGCCACGTTGAACACGCGGATGTCCTCTTTATAGAAGGGGATCATGACAACATTGAACTTGGGCACGAACTGCAATGCCTGTTCAATCTGACGCTGATCCGCAGGAAGGTCCTGACCCTTGCTGTAGGGGCCACCATCCTGGACATCGTACTCGATGTTGTCATTCCAGTTGAGGCCGCCGCCGATCTCTTCGTGGCAGTTCTCACCAATCATGGACATCGTTGGATCATGGTTGAAAACCAGATCGCGTAACTCGGGGTTCTCGTCAATGTACCTCCGAGTGGTGACGCTCAACTGTGTGGCGATGTCAGGCATTTCTGTCTCCTGTAATGATTACACTTACTGGACTCCGGCTCCCACCCACTCTTTTGCCAAGTCGCGGGTAAGGGCCGTCTTGTCGAACTTGTCAACCTCAGTCTTGGTGCGCTGACTGAGAGCACTGGGCGTCATGTCCGCACCAGTGGGGAACTGTGCCGACGCGCCACGCTTCTGAAGCTCCTCATCAACACGGCGCTTGATCTCAGTCTCGCGGGCGGCAGTCTCGACCTTCTCACGCTCAGGCTTGTCCCACTCATCGTATGCCTGATTTAAGTTGCCGTTGTACTTCTTCTCGGCAAGTTCAGCGACAACCTTGAAGTCGATGGGCGTCTTGCGACCGGCGAACATGTGGCGCTGTACCAGATCGCCAGTGTTCACGAGAAGATCAGACCAACGTGGAGCGTAGCCGCTCTGGATGCGCTGATCCACCAAGCGGGCAACCTGATCCTCTGTCAAACCGGCAGTGTTTGGAGGGTTGTTGGGGGCTGCACCATTCTCCATCATCTTGTTATATGCGCCATCGCCGTACTTGGCGTCATACTTCTTGATGTCCTCAGAAAGCTTGGCGACAGCGGAGTAGTTCTTGTCGTACCAGTCTTTGTACGCCTTGGTGCCGGGCTTGCCGTCCACACCATCTAACTCAGACTGGAGAGCATTGACGCGAGTTTCAAGCTGACCGTACTCATCCTGCGCCTTAAGCGCGACCAAACGAGCCTTGTTGCCATCCTTGTTGATCTGCGCCTTCACGATCTCTGCTTGTTCGGGCGTCAAACCCTCTGTCAGCCAGCTTGTCAGTGTGTTGATGTCCACGTCATGTCTCCTAAACTGTAATGATTACACTCCAGAGGGGCCGCCCACCGGCCCAGTCAGACCACCAGGACCGCCAGGAGGAAGACCACCAGCGCTAACACCACCTGTTAGACCGCTAGGCTGTAGTGCTTGCTGTGCTGCCATTGGCAGCAATGATACAGCAAGCGCCACGATTTGACCACAAACTTGCTCTGCGCCAGGAATCGCACCGGACTGAACAACCTGTTTTGCAGCGGCAATGATGTCGTCCACCGCTTTCTTAACAGGTGCTATGCCGGATACGATTGAGGACATTGCAGATTGTGGTCCGGCTGACGCACCCTGACTCTCGCCAGCCCCAGAGAGGTTGGGCAGAGGAGGCAGGGGAGCAGCAGCCGGAGATGATGGGGAGGGGGTCATGAAGGTTACTTGTGGTGAGGACCGGCGATCTCCGACTTCTTGCCGAAACTGTGTTTGCCCAGCTTTGCGCCAAAGCCGTGCTCTTTCTTGCCCATGTGACCGGCGTGCTTCATGTGGTGCTTGCCGCCCATGTGCTCCGGCTTCTTGCCCTCATGCTCTGCGCCTTCTTTGTGGTGTGCCATTATGCTAAGGCTCCTTTTCCTCGGAGTTTGGACAGTGACTCTGCCTTGGTGCTGGTTTTGCCCAACTTACCAGGGCTACCGGGGTTCTTGCGTTGAAACAGAACACGAGCGCCCAGAACACGGCGTCCAACAGTGGGGGTAGCATCAGCAAAACCGCTGGGCTGATCCTCATTGCCGGATGTAATTGAGCCGCTGTAAGCCATCAGCTATCATCCTACGTCTCAGGTATGCACCCGTCAATATAAGTTTTAGATAAGTTGAATGTTGTCAACATATCAGTTGTACATAGTTGTGAAAGGCCCTCACCGAAGTGTAATGATTACACTAAGTGGTGGTAATTGTCGGGCCGTTGGTATTCTGACCCATAGACGGAGGAGCCGCGTCAGTGGCCTTCCTGCCCTGTGAGTTGGCAATCATACCAATACCAAGTGACTGTTGCAGCTTCAAACGGCTAATTTCGTCAGCCGGTATGACAAGAGACGGGGGTGCAAAGTTCTGTATGCCCATCTTCTCCATAAGGGTGAACACGGACACGTAACCCATCTTAGCCAACAAGAAGTACTTCATTAACTCTGCCTGCGCCGCCGTATTCAACAGAGATGATGGGTCAAATTTGCACTCAAACGCCATCAGCATGGCCTTTGCACGCTGAAATAGCGGACGAGGGTTGTCAGACGCAAGTGCAGACTCAGTAGCCGCGATGTCACCCGGCTCACCATCGGGCACATCGTCAGGCACACCAACCTTCGGGCTATAGTCGAAGTCCTCTTTAGTGGCTCCCTGTGGGCCAAAGATGGCGACACGCTTTGCCAGTGAGTCAAATTCCCACCAGTTGTACAAGAACTGTCGTGCAAGCTCCTTATAACAGCCCTCCAGTATGCGGGATCGAAGGCGCACACCGGGAGTCATAGCCTTCATGAGAGCATCAATGGTGTCATCAGAGGGTATTTGGGCAAGCTGAAGCATGGCGCTTGGGTCAGCAGTGCCACTGATCTTCTGCATCATCTCTGTACACCACTTGATGACTTCCCATATCAATTGGTCAAGTGGTGGCGGATTGACAATCTGAAGACCCTTGCCGCTGGCCGTGTTGGTACGAATCTTCATACCGGGAGCACGAGTATTAGCCCTCTGCATCTCAGCTTTAGACACATTGCGGTCGCCAATTAGGGCCGGTTGCGCTACTTGAGCCGCATGGTCATCAATAACTCGCAAGTTGTCGTTGATTGACTTGTTCAATGGCAGGCAATCCCACACCGGAGCCTTACCAAACCAGCTATTTGGCCACGGGTTGAGCGTCCATTTAGTAACTGGGAACTCAGAATGCCAGTAAGGAGCAGGGCCATCGTGCAACAGAGCGTTGCCACCCCACACAATCAACCTATTAAAAGGATAGAGAGGAGAGCCGGGAGTCACTTCATAGGACCAAGTAGACGTGGGGCTGCCGTCTTTCCACGGACCCATGCGAACAGTCTTGCCGGTCTTGTTCACACGGCTATCACGCAGATACAAGGTGTTCACAAACACGGTATCCGTGAACGGAATGGGCCTGTCTGCCGCCGACTTCTTAGATAACGGGCCACCTCTCCGCGCTGGACTATCAATCACACGCTGAAGCCAGCCAAAGAAGGACCCTTGTGTCGCCGTATCCGGCTTGACTGTCTTACCGTGCTCCTCTTTAACCCACTCAGGAGTACGCGCACGTCGCAAAATGACTCCCGTGCAGTCTTGAAAGCTGTGATAACTCAGAGGGTCGATAGGGAATACGTTGCGAGGGTCCTCCGCTTCAAGCATGAAGTCGTTAATACGGCGGCAGTAATACAGGTGGGAGACGCCTGTACCGGCCACCGTGTAGTAACGGATCACGTCACCGATGCGAAGGTCAATGTTGCGCGACGTGTACCACTGCTCCCCACCCTTATTAGATAGACGGCACTGCGGCTCGTACTTAGAGTTGTTGGTGGTGTAGTTCCAGAAGTACCTCACGTCGGTAAGCATTGCAGTCAAGTCCTCTGCGATCTTAGCAACTAGGTTGACGCGAGTTTGGCTGAGCGGGCGGGAGGTGGGTACGTAGGAAGCGCTTGTCTGCTTCTCGTACGCAAATATCTCGTCGATGGCGAGAGATATCTTGTCGTAGCCTACCTGAGACTCAACGAACCGAATACCACGACGTAGGCGCTCATCGCACCACTGCACAATAGCGTAGTCGTTAGTGCCCGGTTTAGCATCATCAGCGGCTATCGGCGGGAGATCATAGTACTCGTCAGCCATAGTGTAATGATTACACCGAGAAGGCTATTGGGCAATAGCTAGTTGTAGACTAGATTAGAACGGTGCACAGGGGCCGTAAGACAACACATCACCAGATATAGAGGTGCCTGTGAACGTGACTGATGTGGCATTAGTCGAAGTCACTCTGAATAGATTACCAGTTGTGCGGTCCGAAATAGGGCAGTTCCATCCATTTGTTGCCACAGTACCAACGAATGTTAGCGATACAACACAAGCACCAGTTGGTGCACCTGTAAGTGTTCCACTAGTCTGATTACCAACTCCAAATGCCGCACCACACGCACCACCCACAGTAGGAGCACCAGCAATACCATAATCCCACAACACTGTGCCAGTCGAGTTGTCATAAGAGTTATTGACCCAAGTACCCTGCGCGTACTGGTGACTAGTCCAGTTGCCGCCAGCACCACCGCAATTCGTACAGTCCGCGTCAATAAAGTTGACGCCAACCACCTGATGATTCGCCCCATTTGCGACAATTCCTTTAGCCGTGCTCGTCCACCCTGTATTTGAATTGTGCTCAAAGTGCCCACCAGTGACCTTCGCACCCTTACCCTCCAGTAGTAGCAGGATAGGGCTTGCTCCTGTGGGGAACTCAAAGTCGTTGTCGTGGATATCCCACGACACGCACCCAGAGCACATATGGACACCTTGATTAGTAAACTGGAAGATGTTATTTGGGCCGATAGTCACCCGGTTCACAGTATTAGCGCCTGCATTACCGCTAGAGTCAATACCGTTAACGTTGTTAGTGATCGAGCTATTCGATATGGAACCAAAATAGTCGCCGGGACTGGTTTGGCCGTGAAGTAAAACGCCGGTATTCCAATTAGTCACCTGTAGATTATCTAGAATTCCACCGCCAAGTCCAGCTACATCAATGCCGGTACTCCCTTGAGCACTGGCCTTAGTGATCGTGATGTTTCTAAGAGAGATGCGGCCTGTAGTCGAGATAGCAGTACCACTGCCAGTAAATGAGAGCGTGGCACATGTTGTATTACCGGCTCCAATAAGAGACTTGCCACCAGGGATAGTGACAGTTGTGCTGATATTGAACGACGCGCATGGAATATACACGTCGCCAATCGTGCTGGAGGCAAAGAGAGCGTTGAGGTGTGCAGCAATATCAGTAGCCGCTAAACCAGGAGAGACAGAGAACGGCGTACCCGTGCCCTGTGGAATCTGAAGTAGTGGGAAGTGAAAGATATGTCCAAATGCCCTCTCAATCGCCCGTGATGGACTCCACGGCAATGGGTCAGCACTCAAAATGGAACACGTAGAGGCAAGTAGGAGTGCAATATAACGCATGGGGGTAGTCCTTATTTGAACTGAGTTACAGACATCACGGATGTGTAATCCGTGGTGCCTCCACCTGGGAAGCATCCAACCGCTCTCAATATATGAGTACCTGATGCAACCCTTATTGTCATAGTTGTAGTAGTTTCTCGGTTAGACCCACTCTGGCCTGACCCATTCTGCTCACCGTAAGCGTGATTAGCAGTCAGCAGAGCACCGTCATATGTGAACCCGGTGGCTGGGTTGATATTGGTGCAGGTAACACACCCTATGAACAACTTTGCTTCCCATGTACCCGTTGTCAGATTCCACCTATCGGGATTAGTTGTGGTGGAATGCACAGCGCCCGCGAAGTCATCAAAATTGATCTCTGTGCCACCCGCTCCTGTACCGTCAAAGCTAATAACACCAAAGCAAGAGGCCACAGACGTGGGTGTTGCGTTGACACCTTCGCCAGCAGACACAGTATTAAGGGATGAGCCACCAGCAGGCCCAGTTGCTCCTGTAGCTCCCGTAGGTCCCGCTGGGCCAGTTGCACCCGCCGCACCAGCAGGCCCAGTTGCTCCTGTTGCCCCTGCGGCTCCAGTTGAACCAGTCTGCCCCACCCCACCAGAAGTAAGCAGTAGAGTACCCGTCTTATTCGTGCCAAACGTGACCACAACCTGATACGTGGTTTGGTCCACAGTGATAGTGGCTGAAATGTCATTAGCCGGTGATGCGTTATCAAAGATAGCAAGTACACCAACAGGGCCAGTAGACCACGGGTGTGTGTTAGGCGTGCCGGTGGTGCAAGTGCTTCCACCGTTAACTGTCACAGAGGAAACGTTAGTGAAAGAGATAGAACAGGCATTAGCTCCCGCTCCACCACCCCCTCCACCACTACCACCTGCAAACGGGCTGGGCACAGGCTGCTGAGCAAACAGTAGCACTGCGATCAAAAGTGTAATCATTACACTTCTGAGAGCACTCTTGTCGTGTCGGAAGCTCATTGCTCACTCCATATAAAGGTGATAACAACCGTGCCGGTGATTGAGTTGGTGGATATGGAGTAGTTCGTGGCTGATGTGCTTGTCTTAGAGAAATACACCTTCGACAAGTCAATAATGAGCACACCAGCGGCAGGCACAGGCAGAGGGTTAGCCCCAATCGTGGTGCCCGCTCCCACATTACTGGCCGTCCATGTCGTTGCTGTAGCTGCTGGGCCGCACGGCTGCACACAAGAAATGCTGCCCGCCGTAGACGTGGCCGCTGCGCCGTTCTCAGCTTGCGTCACCTCACAGGCGACAGTGCAGGAAACAGTTGCACCCTCTAGGATTATCTTCTTACTGCCAACTGACGCCTGTTGTAGCGTGAAGGTGGTAGCCGCCCCACTGAGCACCACCTTGCCAGTAGAGGAAGAGAAGCGGTTAGGCGTGCCCTGTGCAGTGCAGAACAGACACAAGACGATACTTATCAGCAGTTTTCTCATAGGTGCTCCGTGTAATGATTACACCAGATTCTCACCGCCAGTGAACGGGCCAGAAGCAAATGCAGCCGCCATATCAGTAGCCAGAGACTTGACCACTTCTGGACTCATCTTCGGACGCTCCGGCTCTCTCGACACGCTAGGCTCATTGCCAGAGTTGAAGTTGGACGCCTCATGAACAGACCCAGACTGTCTCTCCCAGGCCGTCATGGACTGTATCTCATGACGTTCAAAGCCTTGGTCCGCATAGACTTGAGGCATGGGCATGTCGGCTCTCGCGGGAGTGCGGTGCTCACCAGTGAGAGAGTTATAGTAGACGACGGCTCTATCCGCTTGCCGCACTTGAGCAAACCGCTCAATACGTGGGTGTCCACACTTAACGCACCTCATGTCGTACCGTGTGTTCTTCTCACGGCACGATCCACACCACCACGATTGGAGAGTAGTCCGCATTAGTATACGTGACCAATGACAGCCCGCTTGATGATGTTCTCCCACACGTAGCGGTCCAACGACATGGAGTAAGAACGCCGCTTAATGCGCTCTGCTGTTACCTTGTCAATCTGGAACTGTACGTCAAGAGTGCCATCAGGACACTCATGCACAATGCAGGGGACACCTGACTGAGCAGGCTGGGAGGTAGGCTGTAGGTCTTCAACTACAGCGGTATCTGAGTCCTTACGCTTAATGCCCATACACACATAGCGTAGGTCAGAGATGCAGAGTTGTCAATTAGCTGTGTACCGGGCTACTAGTCTCCGTCGATTAGACCTTCTGGTAGCTTAGGCAATGGAACTGACTTACCAGCAAAAGCATGTGTGCAGTCCGCTTGGAAGTTGAGCACACCAGATGTTAGAACATAGTGGCAAACTACTGGAACTGTAGAGCCGGATGCGTCACGTACCCACTCTCCTGTCCACTTGCCTTTTACGAATACTCTCTTTAAGCACTCATGCTTAAAGCTAGGGGTGAATGTAGGGCTTTCAAGATTACCGTCAAAATTCCAGCCGTCAGGCAGTGAGTGTGTTTCTTCACAGGCAGGACACCAGTGCGTATAACCCCCAACCACTCGACGCAATACACTACTTACTTGCCCCATAACCTAGCTCTCTTATCTACTACTTGACTACGAGTCCAATGCAGATGAGCAGTACTGGAATCCACAGCGGCACTTTACCCCAGATGCCGTGAGCTAATGTCAACCCGCCAGCAATCAAGTAGAGAATTAGCGGTACGCTACTGAGAATAGACATGATTCAATCCCTCCTAGTCCCATTCTTCCACCATTCGGGACTTCCAGTCTGAGAATGTTTCGTAGTCATCTAGGCCGGGAGCATACCGTTGGTAGTCTTGACTTGGCTCTGTGGTCACTTTCTCCTCAGTCCTATCCACATTATATGTCCACTTGTGCGCAGCCCAAGTAGCCATACAGAACGCTTGCATCCGGTCGTCATGCATACCGTAGCTAGCACGTGCCCTCATCTTATCCATGTCTATCTCGGCATCGGCTAGCTCACCTAAAAGGAAGCGGCTTCTAATAACAGATTGGCGCTGCATTAGGTGCCGTCTAGAGCGATACCAGAGAATCCGTTGACTCTCTCGCGTAGATCGCCAGCCCATTCTATTGGTAGTTTCGGCAACAGAATCGATGTACTCCCACATCCAGAGGTTACCGTAGCCTATCCTCAATAACTCCTGAGTAGCCAGCAGTCCGCATCCAGGCCATGACTCCCATATCAGTTCGCACTGATCGTCATCCTCACCAGCGTAAATACGGCCTAAGACATTAGCAATTCTGGCAATCTCCACGGCATCAACAGGACCGGCGAACTCGCACACCTGCACATCCTTATATATACGCCGCTGTTTGCCGTTAGACAAGTCGATATCAGGGATGCGCTTACCGTTCTCCTCTTTATAGGCGTACTCCCAGGTGCCATCTACCTTAATGATCTCGATAGCTCCATTGTCTGTCTTATGGTCGCCGTCTACCTTAGTGGCACGACTCCAGCCTGTGATGCCCTCAGACGAGTCTAATCCTAATACGTACTTGGCAGTCTTCTCTGGTGGCTCCCACATGAGCACTAGCCCACGAGGGTCGCGCTCAATGTCTTCCCACGACTCTTGTGTATACTCCTCGATGCTACTACCGGAGACGTGGAGAACTTTGGGGAAGTCGGGCATAACTGTAATGATTACACTCTTGCTACTTGGATCTCATACGGTCGCGGCTGTCGTACATCAAGCTCCATCTGCTCAATAAGTTCTACCGGCAACGCACCCTGCGCCCAATTAGTAAAGCTCTGCTCTGGAGTAGCCGGGTAGTTAGCTAAGAAGGACGCAAGTTCACCAGACATTGCGTGCAGTGCTCTCGTTTTCTCCCACCAGAATAATTGGTCTACCGTCGGCCTATACGTCTTGCCATCGCAGAACTCAGGCGATGTTCGCTCAATCAAGTCGGCGTGCTTGATCGTGTGCTCCTCCGGTTGCCAGTCATTAGGTGGGTTACCTCGATACTTGAGCGTGTTCATGTACCAAGGAACAAATATGTAAATGTAGTCCTCGAATCCAACACGACGATGACGGCAACCTTCAGATACTTCCTGCCAATAGCCACCCTTACCAGCACTCGTGCCCTCCTGAATATGGAGAGTGGATATAGCTTTCGGGATAGATGGGACAAACGAATATCGTATGCGGTGGGGATAGTTCCAGAGCGGTACTTCTGTGAGGTGACTAACATCCTGCTGACTGCCCGTACCAATGCCCTGTTGTTGATTCTCTGCCTGATAGGACAGTCGGGAATCCAGCGGTGACTCAAAGCCTATCTCCTCATCCTTCACATTAGGGTACACAGACGGCTTCAGCCAAAAGGGTAAGTTGTTGATAGATATAGTGTCACGCTTATACAACTCACCAGTACCAAGTGGGCCATCCTTCAGTGTTGCAGCAAAGCAGCGTGTCCCAGGCCAAAATAGCATCCTATGTATAGACGCTGCACGGCTGGTAGCAGTGAACGCCACCTGCCTGCACTTGTGTGCATATACAAGGATACCCGCAGTGTGTCCATACTTCTTTAGTTCCTGATGACACACTTCCTCCCGCTTACCTACCATCTGTATAAAACGTAGCTGGGATTCAAGCAGCTTGGCAGGGCCAATGCCGCCTTCTGTGCCCACACCAGGGTCACGCTCTATAGAGTGGTAGCGAGTAAGGTAGTAGGTGAAGTCAGCACGACAGAGGATGCGCTCAGATGTGATGAACTCTTGCTCTCTGTCGTCTAAATCGCGTAGAAGCTGGCCGGATGGGAGAGGATTACCTTTTAGGTCGAATGTGAGCTTTTGGAGACGAGAGGCTATCTCAATACTACGGTCACGAGGGAGACGATTGAAGATCAAGCCATCTCTTCTAGCCTTGAACAGACGACGCTCAGTGATCTCAGAGGAGTACACACTAGTTGCTCACGAGACGGACAGGACGTACTAGCTTCTCAGCACCCTCAATGATGAAGTCCACGTCATCGCGGCCTAGAAGCTGACGGCACTTGCCCTTGATATACTCAACGCCGTCGTCTTGGTCAAGGAAGCACCTCACTTCAGATTTAGCCGGGTCTTCACCAAACTGGGTCTGGCCACTGACGCACGAGCCTACAATCATACCGCTGTCGGCGCGGGCGAAGAACACGGCGTCATTCCCGTTCACCTTCGTCTGCCTCATCCTGATCTTCGGTAGTGGTCCCATCTAAGCCTCCATGAAATAACTTAGACAGCGCACTCTTGGGCTTCTCTGGCTCCTCATCGTAGAACACTTCAGTGTCAGTCTTCTTTGGCTTCTCCGTGACTCGTATGATAGGCTTCTCACGCTCACGTAGCTCAAGCTCATACAACTCCCTAAGTGCTGTCAACTCGCGGGCGATGACAGCAAAGGGGTTGACGAGAGCTAAGAGCTTATTCCACATCAGACGAGTCTACGTCAATCGTCATCGGCATTTTGTCATTCATGTCGTCCACAGCACTAGCATGTGACGCACCGCCAAAGTTCTGGATGATGCTGACTCCGGCCTTATCCTTCTTAATAGTGCCCGCCATCTCTAATATGCGGTCGCGGGCGTGAGCATCACCGGGCTTGCGCATCGTCTTGCTACCTTTGCACGACGGGCAGGTGCGCACCCACTGGTTATCCCCTATCGCTTTGTACCCAGGCGTGTCAGACGGCAGGCCAGGAGACGCAGCGACAAAGCCCAAGTCATCACACCGGCTACACGGGACATCCTTAGACTTGGCGTCCTCTACCATGTCACGTGTAATCATTACACTGCCCATTTGCGCCTCAGCTATGGCACGCTGTGTAGCCTCACGCTTCCACCACATAGTAAACTCTTGCAAGTCTATGCAGCACGCCTTCGCTATCGTCGCCAAATTGACACGGTTATAGGTGCGAGACTGGATGCGCTCTAAGAACTCTTTGAAACGGATGTCCTTTGAGCAGGCAAGAGCAAGTTGAACCTCCATGTTTTCACGGGGATTCAGAGTATCAAGATAAGCGTTGTACACCTTATCTTTAGCTCCAAATGCCCGTGCAGGCACGTCACCTCGCAGGCCATCCTTCTCCTGCATGACTCTGATTTTCTTGCTCATGGGTTACGCTTATCCATCATCCGCCTAACTAGTTCTTTTGGAGAAAGCTCTATTGCCCCAGCCTCCACTGCCTTAGACCGTTTGGAGAGGCAGATATCAAAATGCTCCCAATAGGTACCGGGTTTTTGAATCCATCTGCGCTGGACGCCAATTTTATCAACCATCGCCAGCAGTTCATCGTGACTGTCTGCGATCATGTGACACATAATCATTCGGCCAAATGCGGCCCCATAATTATCCACATAAACCGACATAAACAGCTACTTAGGAGGAACCTGAGCAGATTTCTTGGTGACTAGCCCACTAGCTACATCTATAGCGCAATTACCAGTTGGACTGTAGACCAAACCGGCCTTAGAGCAGTACTTCTTGACGATCTCGTCATGCTCCATAACAATTGGGCCAGCTTCCGACTGGTAGCGCAACTGGAGAGCCTGCAACTGAGCTTCTGTGCGCTTCAGAATCTCGCGGTCAATCTGATCGACCACCACAGCAGATGGCTGACTGAACACTTTGCGCAAGCCAACACCACATAAGATGATGGCGATAGCGGCCAGTACTGGAACAAGAGTGATGCGTGTCTTCATAGAAAACACTGTAACACACTGCTGTACTATTTACAACTAAAAACAACTAAGTGGCTGTGCGTCAGAGTGTAGTGATTACAGTTGCTCTAGTTGCAGAAGACTCCAGTGATAAGCCCCTGATAAAGAGTCAGTGAGCTTACATGCTGACCACCTCCACACGCTTGACTACCCGTGAGCGTGGCTGTGCCGTTGCCCTGGATAGATCCTGTGAAGTTCACAAGAGTAGTAAATGCAGTGCCACCAGCACCAGCCATAACAAACCCACCTGATCCCGAGAATATGACTGACCCACCAGTAAGAGACAGCCCATTACTGAGGTTCAGGCCAGTGAACGTACCATTTCTACTAGAGTCCACAATCACCGTGCCGCCCATCTTATAAGATCCAGAGCCGCCCGTGACATTAAACTGACTCGCAGCGGACACATTGCCATTACCATCCACTTGAAAATTGAAGTTAGTCGTTTGGAACCCAATAGATGAGCCGGTCACAGTTGACTGGATAGGACCGGCTGTCACAGAGCCGAATGTCACATTAGATGCCAATCCAATAGGTTGCGGTGTGGATAGAGTGATGGTCGAACCACTTGGACTGACTATGATCTCCTGCCCAGTGCCAGCGATAGTGAGTGCCCCAGTCAAACCATTGAGGCTGCTAACAAGGCCAGCCGCAGTAGTCAGAGAGAGCCACGTAGAGCCGTTAAATACCTTCTCTACTGCTGCCCCAGTGTCCCAGTACATTGCCCCCGCGTTGAACGTATCACTAGTGCTAACAGTAGGAGTGCCGTTGTTATTACCTGTCTGTATATAGGTAGATGCAGTGAACGAGCGGGCCAGCATACCGCCAGATGGATTCTGCACAGAGTTGTACTGAGTACTCGCGTTCACGAGCACTCCCTTATCTGTCTGCAAGTACCCATTAGTGATGTTGATGCCAGCCGTGTTAGTGACAGCAGTGACGCTTAGCAACTGAGTCGAATTGTTCCAAGTGAAGTTACCAGAACCGCCAAATGCACCAGCATTGTTGAACTGAACATTAGTGTTAGCTCCACCGGGAGTGCTACCAGAGCCAGCGACACAGGCAAATGCTGAACCATTGTGTACCTCAAGACAGGCATTAGTGGTGTCGTAGTACAGTGTGCCCGCGTGGAATGTATCTCCACTTGTGGCAGTTGGAGCAGACGTACCGAAGCCCACCTGCACATACTTAGTTGCTGTGAAGCTCTTACCAGCTACGCCACCGCCAGGAGCCTGAATGCTGTTATATAAGGTAGCGGTGCCCACTGTCGCAAGGAATCCAGCGTCAGCTTGAACGAAGCCTGTAGCCACAGCTAGACCGGCATTGGCAGAGCTAGATGGCGTAAGAGTGAGTAGCCGTGTGGAGGGGTTGTAGAAGAAGAAGCTGTCGCCCCCAAATGATCCACTAGAGTTGAACTGCACACTCGTATTAGATCCACCAGGACTGGTAGCACCACCAGTAGCCACTGTTACCCATGCAGACCCATTGAACACCTTGAGAGCCGTTGCACCTGTGTCGTAGTACATAGCCCCAGCATTAAACGTGTCGCCAGTTGTGACAGGGGGTATGCCAGATGAGTTACCAAGCTGCACATAGTTAGTGCCTGTGAATGACAGTGCAGCCACACCACCATGAGGAGACTGAATAGAGTTGTACTGCAAAGCGGTGGTAGGCGAAGCGTTGTTCTGCGCAAGAAAGCCTGTGTCGGACCTTATATAACCATTCAGCACCACGATACCTGGATTCGCACCTAATCCACCCGTGGTCGTCACCTTAATGAACTTGCCGGTATTATCCCATGCGAAGTTGTCAGACCCGCCGCAAGTACCACCTCCAGCGTTGAACTGCACATCAAATGTAGACCCACCGGGAGTGCAGCCGCCACCTCCACCAGAGCCGATATTGACCCACGCCGAACCATTGAATACACGCTCCACACCAAGAGCGGTGTCCCAATAGAGAGCACCGGCATTAAAGCTGTCGCCAGCCGTAAGTGCCGGGATACCAGAGGAGTTACCACTCTGTATGTAGTTGATTGAAGTGAACGACTTAGCGAACATGCCAGCATTCGGCGCTTGAAACGAGTTGAACTGACCAGCAGCACAGTTGCCGCCTACGTTCGGACACACAGCGAAGCCGCCTGAAGCATTAATAAAGAGGTTAGTGTTCAGTCCAAACGTGATGTCAGCCGCCATCGTGTTGGTAGCGCTCACCCAGAGTAGAGCAGTGTGATTGCCGAATGCAGACAGGCCAGATAGCGGTAGAGGCTGATTAGCATAGCCCAGTGGCGCAATGTTGATATACCCACCAGTCGTGCCCGCAACAGTCGGAGCAATATGGGAGCCTCTGAACAACGCACCGTCGGTATTCGTGTTGAATCCCTGCCAACTGTTCGCGGCGCTGAAGATGCCGCCAGCAGTCTGGATAAAGCCCTGATTGATACGCAGGGCCGGAGTTGAGGTGATACCTGTTATAGATAAGGTCTGTGCTACCCTATCCCACACAAAGTTAGAATCACCTGCAAGTGACCCATTGAGGTTGTACTGCACACCACCAGTCACTGGCCCGCCTGGACCGCACCCTATAAAGGATAAGATGCCAACACCATTTGACGCTAGACAACCGGCTGCGTCCGCTGGCGGCAACGTCCAAGCTGTAGACGCAGTGATAGCAGGAGCCTTGAAGCCTAAAGTAAAGCTGCTACTGCCAGCACCATACACACCAATCTCGTTAGTGGCGAAGAAGTTAGTTGGTGCCCATGTGGAGAAGTCAAATAGTGTGATCGCACCAAGCGTAAATGGTGACGTGATGCCGCCGCCTGTAAACTGCACATCGTACGTGCCGTTATCAGCAAAGAAGCGCCAGTAGCCAGACGTAGTTGCAGTAAAGGGATTTGACAGCGGTGTACCGGCATTATCAGAGAAGATGTTGACCCTAGTTGTCGTGCCCGTCTGGTACACAGAGACACTGCAACCAGGATATGACTGCTGGAACTGACGTGTAGTCGGTGTGCCACCTGACGAGGACGAAGCATACACAGACACTCCACCCTTCTCACACCAGCCCCATGCGGCCTGTCTACCTAACACAGCGGGCGGGCCAAATAAAAGAGACAGCGAAGCCAGCCCGAAGACTGACATTTTCAATGGGTTAGTCATAGAGTCTGTAATACCTCCAATAATAGAATTGCGTTGCTGAGTCACTGTCATATAGCCAGTCAGCCCACCTGAGAACATCTGATTAGCGGTAGGTCCAAAGAAGCCAGAAGGGTTCACAGAGACGTTGACCGGAGAGACGATGTTTGCCCCTGTGAACGGATCTGTAATCATTACACGGAAATTGGTAGGAGTGCTTAAGTATGCAGAGAAATTGAAGTTAGCTCCACCATGGGAGTTGACACCAGTGACAGTAATAGGAGTGCTGACCACATTGAATACTAGTGAGCTACCACTTACTTTGTCGCGGCAGGAGCCAAGAGCACCCACGTTATAACAGTTCACATTCAGTCCATAGTAGAAGACAACCGTGTTCTGCTCTGTGGCGTTGCCGGGATTCTGTAAGAGTCGATAGAAGCCTACCTCTGGCCCAAACTCATAACAGTTGTCAGTTGAGAAGAACATGGACTGAATGAATGTCTGTGTAGACGGCGACGAGTTAGCCCCTAACGAGCCGGTCATAGAGAGGTTAGTGGATAGACCAGACCAATTAGATGTTGGTGTGGTAGTCGCGTCGAATGTAGTAAAGAAGCCGTACACAGGGCCAGTAACAGGACCACTCCACGTAGCTGACGATGGGTCGTATACAAAGTGGTTGTACTTCAAATTGGCATAAGTCGAGCAGTTCACAGGAGTTAGCTGGCTACCAGTCGCCTGATTAGGAAATGTAAGAAGAAACTGAGTGCCAATAGGAGGAGTCGGAGGAGGTACCGGCGAGTAAGAGAAGAAAGTCAATGATGACGGAGGTATCGGGTGCGGCTGCGTGGTGACTGTCTGTGCGTATATAAAGGATACGCAGGTGAGCACCGCTGCTAATCTCTTCATGCCTTATAGCCTAGAACATAAGACTAGATTAGTCCATAGACACGAAACTCAGTCTATATGCCCCTATACAAAGATGACTAAGTTAGGCTCTGCCCATAAACCGCGCAGTGTCTCAGCAGTAATAAGCACAGCGTTGATTCCGGCGTCCCTTGCCGCCTGCACATTTTCTATCCTATCGTCAAAGAAGCTATTAGCTTTTATCTGCACCAACACAGCAGCCTTCCACTTAGCTATCTCCTCACCACTGTGATCCCACGCAATATGCAGAGCAGTGTAAGGTACACCTAACTCAGCGGCAATAACCGGGTAGGGTTTGCCAGACAATCCTTCTATTTTTGCCTCTGGATCGCCAGTGCCGGAGATGATGTGCACCTCATGTCCCTTCTCGTAAACACGATTTGCGTGAGCACGTAACTCTGGAAAAGTATCCAAGCATCCACACCAGTCGTAGGCAAACACTAATCTAGACTTATCTTCCATACTGTAATTATTACAGATAAACAAAAAGCCAGCCATAGACACGAAACCCCGGCCACATGACGCGGTAAACGTGTGTAGCCGGGGTTCCGTGGGTTGATGCCCAAGGAGTGAACATCTCTACGCTACTACGTCATCTCCTTATTGGCAAGTGTAATCATTACACACACCTCCATTACTGCGGAGTGGGTGTACCGAACGTGAACACGATTGAGGCAGCAACCGGAGGAGGCGGCGGCGGTGCAGCAGTGGTGACGATAGTTGCTACACCCTGAACCTTCTCCGTCGTGCTGCCGTCCGGCTCTGTCGCAATTGCTACCTCTGTTAGAGTCGCTGTACCAACTCCAACGCCAGTGATGATCGCGCCGCCCGGTACATTCGGGTCAGCCGCGACAGTAAAGATAGTGTTGTCGGATGAGGTGTACTGTTGACCTGACAGCTTGGCCGCACTCGGGATTGGTAACCCGTCTGGACCCAACTGTGCTGTCACAGCATTACCAACTACCGACGCCTTCTCTGTTGAAAGCATTGTGAACTGCATGAAGTCTCCTGATATTTGGTTTTGGTTTACTGAAAACGTGAACCGTAGTCGGTGAGCACGGTGATGATGCCGCCACTCACGCTCCCATAGTTCATGAAAGAGTTTGTCAATGTCGTGGAGTGTTAGTCGCTCCATACCACCTCCAGGGTACCACAAGTACTAAGTGGTGCCCGACTTCTTAGCAGCGAGTGTAATCGTTACAGTCGCCCCGTCTAACCTATCCAACAGGACAGAGAGTTGGGGCACTAAGTTAGCTACCACTTCTCGTAGCTTATCCACTTCAGTGAGTAGAGGCTGCTCAGCCTGTTGAATAGATGTGAGTGCGTCTGCAATCACCCTAGATAGAACAGGAGTGAGTTGTGTAATAAGGTGGTCCTCAAGCTGAATACCAGCAGACTGCGCCTGTACCAAGCCGTCAGACACTACCTTATTAAGATCCAAGCCAGCGACACTCAGCAGACTCATGACACCTTCACCCCAGGCACAGTCAGAAGCAGACCGTATAGCTTGGCCAGCTTGTTGTCGATCCCATCGAGTCTCGCCGCCAGTGCCGGATCAAGTGGAGACTGAGTGCGATTCGGATTGTCTGGACCAAGGCCGCCCTGAGTCGGCAATACGTTAGGAGCGGGTTGAAGCGTCAGTAGTGTGCCTGCTGGGAAGTTGGCGGTGTGTATTGGAAGCACTGGGTCGTCTGGCCACACCTGCATCTGAGGCAGAGGCGGTAAGCTGCTCACAGCATCCGCGATTGGCTTACCGTTGAACTGTGGCTCACCAGCGTCGATGGCACGCTGTACTGACGAGACGTAGCCGTTGTACTCGCTTACGGCTTTGAGATTGGTTGCGTTGCCGTCTGCCTGCTCACTGATCCTACGTGATGCAGCGGCGTACTTCTTTGAATCATCAAAGATGCTGAGTGCTACCTGCTTACCAGAGGCATCAATGTACCTGATAGTTCCATCTGGAGACTCTGTAATCATGTGTCCTCTCTTCTGAGTGTAATCATTACACCCAAGAACAGAGTATCACGACTGCCCCTTCTTATATGGTCGCTACATACTACCATCTATATATGACACGCTTCGCGCGTCACACATATCTGGTGTACGTAGCTCCCATCCGCTCAGCTTTTGGACAATAAAAAAGGCCAGTCGCCGCGTAGACGAACTGGCCAATCTCTCCTGTAGGAAGACTACTGAACCGCCCCCCTTATCGGTATCTGCTGCCTCGCCAGTGGCTCGGCAGCATCTACCTACCCCAAATAAGGAAGGGATGTCTTATACTTTAATGCTTGTCAAGTGGGTTTGTCAATAGTTTTACAATCTTTTTTTATCCTTATTTTTACAGCTATTTTTGACTGTATCTAAATGTAATTATTACACTTGGTAGTCTGCGCACATAGTGTATTTTGCTCAGCTATAAATGTAGTTACAAAAAGCTGTGTTATACTCTCTGCCGAGGTGACCCATGTGTATGACGATGACCCTATGCCACCGTTGCGGTCGCCCCGTAAACGGTAATTTGGACATGTGTGTTCTATGTGGTGCATCACTCGGTGAAGTGTATAGCCAACTTTTTGTAGTGCGCCAGTCTAACCCGCCTACTCATAGACCACTCACTCCTCAACATAGCCCCGAGCCGAGCGTACTAGGGGCCGCGAAGCGGACCCGTACGCGAGGCGAGGGGGAAATATTAACACACCACAATATAACTATGCGTGTGTCGGCTTAGTTGAACGTGTTCAGAGTGTAATGATTACACTACACCCCATGTTGCAACTGTCTAATAAAGGGCTAACTGATGCAGCGGTACGCTCTGCCTGTCAAGATATCGAGCAAGCTGAGCAAGAATCTAAGAACTACGCACTTTACTATGTGCAGACGTTTGAGAAACCTTGTTTGCTTGGCCCTTTTAACTGGGGGTATGGTAGTCCAGATCTACCTGAAGACGATTATTAGTTAGTTTTACAACTGTCCACTTTCATTTTTTATTCAGCTGTACTCACCCGGCGCCTCTCCCCCGCACATCCCCCCACCCACCCCTTAAACAATGGATTCAATCAATCGTTTGAAAGTGTAATGATTACACTGCGCCTCGCATGGCAGGCAGGCTAGACGGTGACACGCCGGACTGCCTGACAGACCATCCCAATCTGGCCAGCCTATGCCGTCATACGCTCGCGTAGCGAGCGGATGGCGAGCATACACTACGTAGTAGTGTATGCGAGCAGGCATATAAGAACGGTCGCAGCGAATGAATGGCGAACAAATCGAGTCAGGATCTTGCAGACTCATTGCAGAGTTGTTGCAGCAAGCGGTTGCACACAGGTTGATAGCCATTCTCACGACAGGCAGGTGGACATATCACGGCATACCCTACCGATCGGACGCAGTACAGCGCGTCTACGTGCGATTGCGGGCATGTTTCGTGCTGCGCCTGACTGGTAACTGGCCAGCAAACGTGGCGCACACGAATTTACATGCTGTTCGCGTAGTGTTCTCCAGTGTAATAATTACAGTATGCCACTTGGCCAACGTGACGATGACTGGCGCTGTCCCGCATGCTACAGACGCGGTGTGACACGCTACTTCCGTGCAAAGCTCAACCGCTGCCCGGTGTGTGGCGACATCCCCCGCAATCGTCGCACTCGCAAAATGCTGAGGGAGAGACACGGCCAAACGTTCATCATGCGCCACCTCAAAAAGTACGATCAGTAGACCTATTGTATATAGGGCTTTGGGTGGTGGTGGTTATCGTCCATGTGTGGTGGATATAAACCAGGGTACATTTCCCTTTATTCTCAACAGTTTAGATAAGCACAAACTAAACGTGTCAGGTGTATACCCTGGTTGAAAACCACCAAACTGTAATCATTACAGTGAGGCAAAGTGAAGCAAACAAAGACTAGTTGAGATGTTGCCTATTTGGCAACGATATTGCTCTATATGTCCCCGTAGTCAGATAGAGCGGTACCTAAACGGTAGGTTGAGCGTAGCGGGTAGTACCCCGTAGCGTGGTGTGATGAGCATCACGTGGGAATCGGGGAATACGCCTTGCCGGACCTACCCTTGAATGCGTCTGAATCACTCGTGATGGACGCAGGGGAGTATCTATCTGTGTGGTGCACGTCTTAACTGACACTATGCACTGCTCCAAGTCTGTATAACAGACGAACACGCGATAGGCTGGATAGGCCAACACGAGCTAACAAATGTCGTTTGTGCCTCAGTAGTAACAGCTAATAGACGGGTGTCCCCCATCGAAAGCGTAAGTAGACGGAAAACAGACTATATTGACAGTCCCCACTACACGGATGGTAGATCGGCTAGTATGGCCGAAATTACATATGGATTCGCTCACTTACTCTTGGAAAGTGGGCAGGTACAGTGCTTATGCTGTCTGTGAGGTACTCAAACGATGGCCAAACAGAGGCGTTACACCTACTCCGTGTCCGGTTTCGGACTGTTCCCGTTCGACATGCTACGCTATGACTCCTGCCACCCCGCACACGAAAGCGAAACCCCACTGATGGGGTATTGCAGAGTGTGTGACGGTAAGGAGACGATACCGCGTATGATCCACCTACGCTCCAATCAACCACCTACACCTGAACGGTGGAAGTCTTTTGGCTGGGTAGTTCGAGACACCACGGAGAGTGCGGTATGAGTACCGCACAGACAGCATAAGCTAACGTAGACGCTGCTCGGCACACTCCCAACGATAGCCCAAGGGCTTAGGGTATGACGTGTCTTAGCGGTGCAATTCCGCGTATGTGGCTAATACGTACTGTACTGAGTAATTCAGCCTATCCCCTGCCTTGTGTAGAGATACATGGAGCAGGGGAATGGCTATCGTGAAACTCTACATGTACAAGCTGGGCGAACTAACCGGCGTCGAATTGAGTAGCCTGTCAGAAGGCTATGATGCCGCTGAGGACGCCTGCAAGCGTATTGCGAGTTTGAGCTTGGACACAACAAGCGCGGTGTGAGATTCCACCTAGGAGCAGTTATGCTGCTCCGAATGGAGGTTCACATGACTCTGATTGATGACGATGTATGGATGACGAAACAGAGAATCGCGTCCGTGCTGGTATCGCGGCCATCAAGGGATACGCAGTCTGCAACGATCAGGGTGACGATGAGGAGTTCAGCCGTAGAAGGTGTGACATCTGTGGGTCTCATCTCGCAGGGTCACGGCATCACATGGCGATACTCGGGGATTGAGGCTCTTTACACTGCTCTGTGACAGAGGGCAGTAATGGAGGTTCACCCTATGACCAAAAAGCATTTCATTGCAATGGCTGATGCTATGCGGGAAGCATCCCGTAAGGTGTGGCAATTGCATCGTGATGGCGTGCTGACTGAAGAGCAAGCGGCTCTTGTGGTCACCTGCTATGAGACTGAGTTAGCCGACTTCTGCAAACAGGAGAACGGCGCATTCAATCGGCACCGCTGGATGGGCTACATTCACGGTGAGTGCGGACCGAATGGAGGTGCTATCTGAAGAGACAGCATCCCTACTCGCCCAAATGCAGGTGCCACCGCTGCCAAGCTGTGAAGCGCCTGCTAACTCCTGTGTCTAAGCTCATGCGTCAGATGCGTGGGCTTCAGATCATGCTGTCTGTGCGCAGAACGCCGCTGTTCAAGTAGTCTGACATATCCCGCTCGTGACAGGAGCGGGTGGTGAGGTGACTATGAAACACTACAAAGGCTTCCGTGATCTAGAGAAGCACGGAATAGACGCACTGACAGGTGAAGCGTGCGGATACGGCTATCGTATCCTCTGCGATCTAACAGAGCGCGGCCTGAAGCTGGTGGCCGAATGCTTTGGTATGGACGCAGAACTGATGCGGGTTGCACTGCCGTCCAACTGGAATAGCAAGGGTGTGCGTAGCATCATGCTCGCACCTCAGATGCTCATTCCACTTGCAGTCTTCGCGTGCTTCGAGTCCAACTGTTCTAAGGTCTACATCATGTACGACGACTCTGTGGTCGGTATTGAGACAACCGACAAGCCAGAGGATGTAGAGATGTGGCTCAGTTGGAATCAGGGCAAGTACTGTGAAGAGTGCAGACGTTACGGTGCTGGCGGCGGCGTCTGTTTCCAGTACACCAACACCCACACATCCCGCAACATGCACCAGATGAGTGGGCGCACAACGTAGTCTGACATACCCGTCCCTGTGACAGAGGGGCGGCATGAGGTGACTATGTTCATTATTAAAGAGGGTTGGGGCTATTGGGATGTTACACGCTTGTCTACTGGTGTGTTCCATCGCGCAACAAAGGATATCCCAGTAGACATCATTGCGTATCTGTCTCCCACGGAGTCAAAGGTGCGCATTCATGGCACAGGTGAGATATGCCGCGTATCTAAGCGGTCACTTGCCGAGGTGCCGGAGAAGTAGGGCAGCCGGTGTGCTGCCTGAACTGCACTTGCTCTGCTACTGCCAGAGGGTGAACTGGTACAGGCGGATGTTAGTGCAGTTCAGCCAGCATACCTGTAATGATTACACATGCTGAAGAGGAGTAAAATGACTGCTTATGCTGCTGCTGATGCTGCTTATGCTGATGCTGCACGCGACAAAGCTCAATCTCAGATGTGCGATATTATTCGCAGTCTGATTCAGTTTCCCGGTATTTAGGGTGCTCTAACGGTCCTCTGCCTACACGGTGGAGCGCCGCCAGTGCATCAAGTGTAGTCATTACAGATGTTGCATTGGAGAATCGAGCAACTATGAGAAGTAAAACGAACCTGATGGCGGCGTCCCGGCAGTGGGCCGAACGTCCGGCAGATCAACGGTTTTGGACCCTGCAAGACTTGCTTGACAGGACAAAGCTGTATGCAGAGCAATGCGTTATTAAACCCGTCGCACTTGGCGAGTGCAGCGTCATCCCAAATGGCGATGACTTGCGGCTTGTTGGGCCGGAGGGTCATAGCGCAGAGTTCATGCACTACAGTTTTGGTCAGGTCGCAGGTCTGGCGCAGGCCCCAGCGTCCTACCTTCGTGCGCTCCCCGCGCCTCTGGCATCCCAATGCCTGAATCACGGGCTGGCTCATGTTGGCGGCGAACAATCGTTGATGTTCCACAAGAATGGAGGGTTACACCTCCGCTGTGTCACGAGTGACAAGTACGCACGCATCTGGAACTGGGAGGTAGCCGAACTTGCGCTAGCTCTCCAGGAACAAGAAGGCTGGCGTACACCTCCTGCACGTCCTTGTGGACTGCCCAACATCGAAGTCCGTACGGCGACTAAAGAGGATGTACTGCGCAATTCGGCGCACCCTAGCATGGGGATCAAGGTGGGTGACTCCATCTCCCCTGCCGGGCTGTATGCGTCGGATCACGACTTGTTCATCTTCCAGGTCAATGAGGACTATCCGGTTGAAGCTGGGGACGGCGAGACATTGTACCGTGGCGTATTCTGGCGCAACTCAGAAGTGGGTGAGTGCAAATGGCGCGGTACCTTCTTCCTCTATGACTCGGTGTGCGGAAATCACATCGTCTGGGGGGCGAAGGTGCTGGCTGAGATTGCTATCACTCACACGGGTAGCGCACGGGAGCGCTTTGCGGAAGCAATGGCAAGCTGTCATGCCTACATCAGCCACGCGGCCAGCGATGACGAGAAGCGTATCGAAGTCGCTAAGGGGACCATACTGGGCAGCACCCAGGTTGAAGTCGTTGAAACGGTGTTCAAGAAGCAGTTTGGCTTGAGCAAACGTGAATGCGAGGACAGCTATGTGCTGGCAGTGCGGCACGCTGACGACCACGGTAACAATCCTCATTCAGCATGGGGATACGCGGCGGGTGTCACTCGGCTCTCACAAGGCCGATACACTGACGAGCGTGACCGGATGGACCGAGCAGCGGGCAAGATACTCAGCTTGGCCCTGTAAGCGAGCGTAGCGAAGCGGATACGAGACATACAGCGCGAAGCGCTGGATGTTGAGTATACGCGAGCGTCTACCGCTTCCACATAGGAGCCGTGGTCAATACGCGGCTCCGAATGGAGGTGCCCATGAGTGTAATCATTACAGTGGACCGGGATGGTAACCCAGTCAGCCGTGAGGACACCATACGAATGATGGAGGAAGCAGAGCATCATGCAGATGAGCGCTGCCCGTCCTGTCATCACTTATGGGAAGATCACGTAGAGGATACAGACGACGGCGAGAGCTACTGTGTCGGTAACCTACGTGAGAACTCAACCCAGTTACCAACAATCGGATATGCACCGCTGTGTGTTTGTAGGCAGCGCTATAGTGTCACAGATCAAATGTGAATACACTACGCTGTCGAAGCAGGTGGGCTGGATTCAGGATGCTGTAAGCATCCTTCCAGACCATTATACACATTTAAGTCAAGTGAAATCAACGACTTAGATGGGTTCTTTACAATTCTTTACAATCTGGGGTGGTCCTAGACGTTGGTAGGGGTGTCCGATCGCGGTGTAATGACCCCGTAATAGGCCAAAAAAACACCCATTTCTGACCCATTTCGGCCCGATGTAATCATTACAGTCGGTCCAAACATTAAGGCTTTGTTAATCCGATTTCCCTTGCGTTCAGACGTAAGCGGGCTTAGTCTGGAATGGCGAGGGTCACGCATTATGACCCGCACAACACAGAGAGGAACATAACGTATGGCAAAGAAACAGACAGCAGAAGCGGTGAGTCCCGACGTGATTCAGCGCGTACCCCCGTCAGTGCTGATCGGTGACGAAAACAGCCGATTTGGACTGAAGGCCAACCGCATTGAGACGATGAAGCAGGCGATTCTGGCGCAGGGTGGCATCTTAGTGCCGCTCGAAGTCGTTGCCCTGGCGAGTGCCGTCAATGGTGCAAAGTACCGCATCGAGGACGGCCACTACCGGCACGCGGCTGCGTTGGAGTTGTCCAAAGAGTTTGACGGTATTGACTGTCCGGTTATCGTTCGGACACCTCAAGCCGATGAGACTCCGCTGAAACGGCTCATGCGGCAGACGGCCATCAACATGGAACGTGAAGCGCTCTCCCCGATGGATATCGCAGTCGCCATCAAACAGATGTACGACGGCGGCATCCCCCGGCAGGAGATCCGCAACTTGTTCCAGCGTCCTGGTGGTCGCAAGGGCAATAAGGTCCAGCAACTCAGCAACTCGATGATGAACATCTACATGTCTTTCCTGGACTTCCCCAAGGACATCCAGGCGAAGATTCACGATGGCATCATCGGCGTTGCGGCGGCGTACAAGCTGTCAACAAAGCCTGCTGAGAAGTGGGCTGAGATCGTGGCCGAATGTGAGGCAGAGCGTGAAGAGGAACTGAAGGCAGACGAGCAGCGTGAAGAACGCTATCTGTCTGAAGTCAAGAAGGGCGAGGAGCGCGAAGCCAAGCAGAAGGAGTTGGAGCTTGCCGCCGTCGCTGCGCAAACCGCTGTGGACGAGAAGGCTAAGCTGGCCGACGAGAAGATCAAGGCTGAGGCTGATGCGTTGGCCGCTCTCCGCAAGGGCGCTGCTGACAATGAGGCCAAGAAGAAGCTGGAGGAACACTCGGCGGCAGCTAAGGCTGATTCGGTCGCGGCGGTGAAGGCGCTCGAAGACGCCAAGAAGGAAGCGGAGAAGGCTGCTAAGAAGCTGGAGACTGTCCGCGAGGAAGCCGCGAAGCGTGCGGCTAAGCTGGCGGAAGCTCGTGCGGCGGCGGCCAACAAGAAGGCTCCGGCTCCTGACAAGGCTCCGGCTCCCATCGGTGCTGGGCAAGTGGACCGTGCGGCTAACAAGCTGGGCGGCTCTACTCTGGTGAAGCTCACTGCTCAGCAGATGCGGCAAGCGGTACACGACTGGACGCTGCCCGGCTCCTTCCCCAAGGTGCAGGCACTCGCCCAGGTCATTATGAAGTGCTTCGACTCCGAGTTGACCCCGGCTCAGGCGTACACTGAGTTGGGCAAGCTCACGGGCGAAGCGAAACCCACAACCAAAAAGAAGTAGCACAGACCGACCGACTAGGGGCGGCTCAGAGATGGGCCGCCCTTTTTGTTTCCTAATGCGGCCACTGTAATGATTACGGTGAGTGTTCCTAAGCCACTAACGCAGAAGGGGAAAGAGGTGTTATGTATTTGACATCAGGTCAAGTCTTACTGTTCTGTGCGCTCCTCTGGGCCGTGTTGCTCCTGTGGCCTAAGATGGGTGCTGCATTTGGGTCGCTGCTAACACGCCACTCGTGGGCCTTGCAGCGGCTCTACGCTCATCTGGGGCGTGGTCTGGCCGCGTACAGTGAGCGTATCCAGCGGAGGATCAACTATCCCGAGGTGTCATTTGAGTATGACCTGGAGGGTGAGAACCGTGTGGATGCAGCACTTAAGGAGGTGACCAGACGGGGACTGTAATGATTACACGCCGTCAGGTGGGGGGCTAAACAGCTTGCGGTCTGCAATCTGCTTGTTTAGCTCCTCGCGTGTCTTAGTGGTCGTTAGTCTGTTGCGCTCTCCCACGATGTTTCGTAGAGCACAGAACAGTAGATCCCATAGACCGCGAGTGGTTCTGTTGAACCCCTGCACGTTCCCAGTGCGCCACGTATTACCTTTTGGCCAGTAGTGACCGCCGTACACTCCACCCCACAGTCTTACCTCATAGTCACCGAGATCCCCGCTACTCTGCACAGTAGTTCGCACGGTGTTGTTGATCTCTGCTCGTGCAAACTCTTGTGCTCGTGACTCATCCCCACCCGGCCACATCTCCACTTTAATAACGATCATGGTCGTCTCTTCTCTGTGCGTGCCTACCTTTGCCGTCCCCGCTCTTTCTCTCTCCTCTCGGCTTGTCCACAGCGATTCTCGCCGCAATGGGCCGCCCCATAAACTCCATACCGTTGATCCTGTCAATGCACTCGTCCCTACCCTCATCGGACGAGAACTCCACGAATCCAAAGCCCTTAGACCGTCCATTATCCTTGTCAGTCACGATGCTAACCTTGGTGGGCCGTGCTGTCACGTTCCGCATAACAAGGTCTGTGATGTCGTCTGCCGTCGCTCTGTACGACAGGTTTGCGATAAACACTTGGCTCATTGTTGTCTCTCCGGTTGTCTAACTACACTTATCTCAATTGTCCCGTGAACTGATACCGCCCGTATTGAGTGCTGTTCGCATTGGTCACATGTGAACCCAAATCTCTGATACATGTTGGACCAAATCACGTACACCTTGTGACCTAGTGGGCATGTGATGTACTCCGCTTTCTCATTCGGCATAGTGTCACCTGTAATCATTACACTTTGGCAAGTTCCCACGGCTATGTGCTGTGGAGGTTGTGAAGACGCCCCCAGCGGCCCCGAGGCCAGCGTGCAATCTTGCCCTCATTTATAAGTGCAACCGGCCTCATGATTTACCCAATCACGTTATTTGTAAGTGGCCGGTTGGTACGCAGACAGTGCTCTGTAGTCCTCGGTGGCACGCCGTTACCGTTGCTTCCCGCCGTTAGACGCCCACCTCATAGCTAACTCTCCTCTCTAGACGGCTGAATAGGTACAGCAACCGTCAGCAGCTTTGAAAGTAGTTCGCGTAGTCGGCTGGCGTGTGGAGTTTGGCTGTCAAGAGCGTCTAACACACTCCAAGACCACCTGCACACTACAACACCCTGCAACCTTAGTCTGGGCACTTGGAAGGTGGCTAGTCCAATCACACACATCACGCATACCACGACAACCAATGTCCCAAGCATTATGCGCTGGAATCTACCAAGTGGTTCAATACGGCGGATGTTTCTTACCCCCTCTGCACTTCGTGTAGAGTAATCAGGTAGAGAGAAGAACACCCTCGCCACTGATGTTAGTAGGCACATGCCAGCTAACCAGTAGAAGGATTTAGCTCTCGCTGAGTCGAGAGTATAAGTGAACCAGCACACAGCGCAGACTGCGGCGGATATTCTAGCCTGTTGGTCAGCATTGAGTCCCACTAGTGAGTGTACCCAGTCAGATACGATCTGCATTCTATCTAGAATCCAGTCATCTATGGCTGTCATTTTATGACTCCCCATTGAAACATTTGATCCTCAGTCCAGCCGGGAAACATCCGGCTCAATTCTGACCGTGGAACCTGTACACAGTAGTCTGGATATGTGGGCGAACAGTACGTCACGGTCGTCGTAGTCGCCACCACTAAAAAGTCCCTGTCTGTTGTGGAAACGGCCCACTCGGGTTAGATCCACTGACAGTGAACGGGCACAAGCTATTAGCACACGGACCTATCAGTATCGTGACCGTGTAGCCTAGACGCGACCAATTGACAGCGGTGAGTCCCGCAGTTGGTATCGGATTGGTAGGCGAGATGATGTACGTGTTTACTGGGTCGCTCCAGTTCCACGTTGACCAAGGTGCAGCGAGAGTAAACAGGATGTTCTTGGATGCAGTTGGTGCTGCGTCACCTCTCACTGTTAGTATGAACGGCCCTGACTGCACGGTTACGCTTGTGGCGCTACCGGCTGTAGGCTGTACTCCAGGTACGATCGTGATGCCGTCAGCGGCCCAAGCTGACATGGAAAGGGCTAAAACTATGACTAGTTTCATCTGTTTACCTCAATCGGTTGATATGCACTGAAAGAACTTTAGGCTGTCTGGGCACTCGTCCCACCCTCCACGCCCTATGACTCTAGTTGCCGCCTCTATGAACGCTTCACGGCTGGTGTAGCCGGTGACTACAAACCACTGACCTGCCATTTGGAATCTATGGCCGATTGGCTCTTGTTCTGGACCGACTGATGTAGGCACGATGCCTACGGCTGCCATCTCTTTGGCATATGATAACCCCACGTCATTAGGGCTGTCGAAATGTACACCCACTTGTAAGATCATGCGTTCCTCTTCTCGAACTCCTCAATGAACCTCTCAGCGGCATTGAAGGCTGTAGGTGTGTCGTGTACTGGATTGCGCAGCTTGAATAACAAGGCTACAATTCCAATGACATACGGTCGCGCCTCTTTAAACGTCTTCTTGTCGGCTTCAGTCATTGCTTACCCTCACATTCTCTGCATCTCAGCATCCAGTACGTAGGCTCTTTGTCGTCTAGTATCCGCTGGATGTGTCCGCATTCAAGGGTCACATCATAGTGGTCAACGTCCACCTGCACTACGTTGACTACTCTACGGCTTACATAGACTTCTGGCATACAGCCTTTACAGGTCGCCTAACTCAACGGTGAGCTTAGATGTGCCCACATTATTAAAGGTGTACTCCCAGCACTTCATGCCATCAGGAGGAAAGGGGCCAAAAAGCACTTCCTCTTTCTTCTCTCCTAGCTCATCTTCTCGCTCCACCCATAAGTAGATCTTATTGGGTGGTGTAAACTCAGTATTCGCCATTCTCGTCCTCTTCCTTCTCGTCGGGCTTCTGAATGCGCAGTGTATAGCTGGGCTTGCCGTACTTCACACAGGCGCTCTTAATGCTGTGGATCTGCTCATCCTTCAGCCCTGCCGCAAGTAGAGCGTTAACTAGGTCAATCTCTTTGATGGTGACGCGGCCATCTGTGGCATAGTAGTTGATCGTCCAGCCTTCCCACAGTGCTCTGCTCACCTTGTTCTTACCAAGTATGTCCTTGATTCTCCGCGTGAGGGGCTTGCGCTCTCGTTTTGCTACTATCTCGGCTTCGGCCAGTTCACGCTCCTTAGTCAAATAGCGCACTAGCTCAAGCTGAGTCTTGCGGTCAGTGATGATAGCCGTAAGCTCCGGTACCGTCTCCTCTTCCTTAGAGGGTGGCGGCGTAATGGGTGGCTCTGGTGGCTTGACTCTCTTCACTGACGCTTTGAGCCGGTCCTCAATGCTCATCTCATGGGGCACAGGAGGAGGTGTAGGTGGTTCGGGAATAGTCTTGCGCGTAATCATTACACTTCTCCTTGTGGTAACGCAGCAGGCTCCTGCACGATTGGGGTAAATGTGGGCAGCCGTTTGACAACTGCCGCCATTACTTCCTCGATATCAAGGCCATCCCCTCGGTTGTCAATTGCGTGGTTGAGTGCTGCGATGCTCCCCAGCCCCAGTTGTACCCACCTCAAGCAGGCGAGAGCCACGTCAGCCCTTCTGTTGCACACGTCTGAAAATAGCATCCAGATGCGTGGACCATAGATAGCGTGGGTATCAAGTGACAATAGAGGTGCTACGGCCCCCAGCATAGACTGCGGGTCAACGGTAGGGTTTGCCATTGCCATCTCCATGCAGGCACTCACCGCTCCTGGGTTGCCTTCAGATATCTTCTCGATTGCAGAAATAGGCGTGTCGCTCAATTCGATTCGTTCATGGTGTCTCACGTTCACTCTCCTTTATGCTTTTTCTTTCGATAGTTGAGACTTGAGAGCGTGGTCGTGCATAAGCTCATCAAGAGCCTCTGAGTAGTTGGCTAGTTCAAGTCGGCCAAAGCCTTTAGTGCTCAGCTTTAGTTCCTCTAGCTGTTTGGTTGCCTTCTCCATCTGCTTCCTAGCTGCAATGAACGCCTCCAGCACAGCACGGCATCCAGGAGTGTCAGGTACGACGTGCCTTAGAATTTTATCTTTGGGTATTCCAGTCAGTAGGAAGTCTTTGCTTGTACGGTTGATGCCGGTGAGGACGGCTTTATGCACTGTATTACCGTCCTCGTCACTACTAAAGTATGATTGCTTGGTCATGAGTCCAAGCACAGGGAGTGACAGCTTGCGCTTAGCTTCTGGAGTGAGAGCCTTGTCGATGAGGAGCTTCACAGCATCCAGACTGTCAGCAGATACAGTAGCCTCTTCGAGTACGCCAACAAACTTACCGCTGCTCTCTACCTGGATCTCGATGCCTTTATGTGTGAACAGTGCCATTACTTTCTTCCTTATTTAATGTCAACTTCCCAGGCTCCTCAACTGTAATGATTACACGGTCGCCTTCCTTCAGACCTGATGCAGCTAACACCTGTGCTGTCAGCGTAACCACTACGCTGCATGAGGAGCGGCGAACTTTGACGATTGCTCTCACCGCTGTCCTGGTGCCTCCACAACGCCCTCGATAGATGCCGCAAGCCATCCAGGACGTCTCAGTCGGAGATTGTTGAAGTAGTTAAGAGCATTGTCCCGTGACGTGGCGTATACGTCTTCCGTGTGCCATCCAGTCACGGAGTAGGCTTGACTGCACTGCGCGGTGATGTAGAAGTGTTTCATATAGCTACAACTATCTTAAGCTACATGTGCCTATTTGTCAACATGTAATTATTACGTTTTTCGCCTGAGTGCCTTACGTGCTCTTTCGATCATGGTCTTAGGTGCTGGCCTATGCGCGTCT